CCCCTCCCGCAGCCCCCACCCGGGGGCTGCTTTTTTGTTGCGGCGGGGTCAGTAGTAGTGGTAGCCCTCAACAGTGCAGTAGTCATCACTGTTATCCGCAGGATAATAAATGCTGATGTTTCCCTCGGCTGAAAATGTGACCTTTGCATAATTGCTGGACGCTATCGAACTGTTGTACCTTGAATGTTGCATCCACGATACATGACCTGAGCCTCCTCGGGCAACCCGTGCCGTTTTTGCTGCGAGTAAGGGCGAGCATCTATAAAAGCAAAAGCCATAGGCTTCACCACGATATAGTCCACCTCTGCCGGGGCAGTGGTGCTCATACCGCTGGAAGCGCCCATGGCCGCACTCCAAACTAACTTCCCGTCCATGTACATCATCCTCTCTTTCTCTTTTTTGCTCATGCCGCCGCTGACGGCCACGCTTCCCAGCGCCATCCTCAAGCCCCCCTTTCGGCAGCGGCGGTCTCGGTGTCCGTGCTCCGGTCGGCCACACCCCACTCCTCCCGCAGGGCCTTGAGGGCGGCGTCCCTGTCCTCGGTCTCGCCGGCCAACAGGGAGAGCAGCAGGGCCTTGGCGTTGTCACTCAGGCCCTCGCCGGGGTCGCCCTGCGGGCCGGGTTCACCGCGCGGCAGAGTCAGGCAGAGCTTGCCGTCCCGAATGCCGGCGGCGGGTGTGTCGCCGGTGGTCACGGTGCCGATGCCCTCCACGGCCGCGGCGCAGGCGGCTGCGATGCCGTCTTCCATCCGGTTGAGCACGTCGGGCAGGCTGACTTTCATGCCGGTGACGAAATGCTGTTTCGCATACTTCATGGTGTACCTCCGTTACAAAGTCGTGTCTTCGAGGACGGTGTCGCCCAGGGTGTCCTCTCCGGTGTCAGCGGTCGAGGCCGAGGGTCCCAGCAGGCTCACCTGCATCTGGATGTCCCCCTCTGGGACATTCTCGGCCCAGAAGGTGACAGTACCCGCCCCGGTCTCGCAGACGCCCGCGAGGCCTGCAGAGACGGCGGTGGTGAAGGTCTCCGGGGTGGGTACGGCGGAGGGGACGTTTGCCTCTCTCGCCGCCCGCAGCTGGGCCGTCTGCTTGTAGGCGTAGCCGGGTACGTCGGTGCATTCGGCCCAGCCGTCCGCCGTCAGGGTCACGGGCCAGATGCCCAGATAGCCGCCGGTGTAGCTGGCCAGCAGCTTGTCGCAAAGCTTGGCGGTCTCTTTGGCCTTGGCCAATGCCTGTGCGCCCAGCTCGTCCATGGGGATGCCGGTGACGCCGTCCCGCATGAGGCCGCAGAGGGCTTCGTCGGTGCGGGTGTCGGTGAGAGATGCGGCAGTAATCTCTGCACTGCCGGCCGGAACGGAGATCTCACACAGACACAGCTCATAGATGAAGTGCGTCCGGATCAGCTCTGGTGCAGTGGGTTCGGCCTTCGGAGTGCCGGGCTTGAGCTTCAGAGCCGTCAGATTGGCATTGGCATCAAACTGGAGCACTACCCGGTCGATGCGGGGCAGCATATCGTCTGCGTCGGGTACCGTCAGCGTGTCGCGCTCCCGGGCGCAGACAGAGATGCCCTTGAAGTCGTCGTAGTTGATCCACGCGAGACCGGGGGAGACGGTGATCTCCCGGGGGCCGCTGACGGTCACAGCAAAGTTTGAATCGCGAGAGTAGACGCCGGAGGTGCGGGTGCATAGATAAGCGGCCACATCTTCGGCACTGTAAGTCACCCCGTCGAGGGGGTATGTCACAAGCTTCATGTTCTTCTCCTGATGATAGGTGTTCCGATCTCGGTGGAGACGCTGTTCTCGCCCTTCTGGGATGTCAGGGTGATGGACGTGATGCGGGCGGCGGCCTGAATGTCGGTACCCGGCAGGCTCGCGGCGACGACTTTGCCCACCATGACCTCATCCGTAGGGGTAAAGCGGAAATTCTCAAGCCGAGTGTGCTTGGCCAGCTCCTGCGTTCCGATGGCTTTCAGGCTTTCGAGGTAGTCGCTCTGGGTCTGGCTGCTGCTTCTGGTGCGGCTGGCGGCATCCACCACCAGCTCACGCCGGGCAATTCCTGCTGCGCCCTCTGCACCCACCGTGACGGTGGCGTCGCCGCCTACCACGATCACCACATTCTTATAATCGGCCGTGCTCTCGGTGTAGGTCAGGTTGGTAAGGTTGCCGTACTGGGGCGCATAGCGGGCGTTCCGGTCCAGCAGAGGGCGGTACAGCTCGAACAGCAGCTTTTTCTCTGCCGGGTCGAACCGGAGCCGGAAGCCGATGTCCAGCTCCTGACATACCTGCTCGGCCACATCCAGCAGACTGCCGGGTGCGGCCTCGCCGGTGTAGGTGTCGGTGATCTCGGCCAGGTCGCCGAGCTCGACGCCGGGCCACGGCTCCATGGCCGTGACCAGCTGGCGGAGCGTCGTCTCTGCCGAAAAATTCTTCAGGGTCTGGAGGCTGCTGCGCTCGTCGAGGATGTAGGCTGCGTCGCGGGCAGAGACCACAAGGCGGTGGTCGGAGGTCTGGGCGGAGCATATCCGCATGAGGTGCTCGCTGCCTACCAGCCAGAGATACCGGTCGGGGCGGCAGAGGGCCTGCAGGCTGGTAGATTCATGAAGCTCCAGCTGCGCCCCCTGCACGTTCTTGTAGGTGTTGTACCGCTCCGGCCAGACCAGCGACACCCAGCTCTCGATTCGCCCCAGAAGCTTCAGCTCGGGGCTATAGACAAAGATCGTCTTTGTACCGCTGGCAGTCAGGGCAGATGCTTTTTCGCCGCTCATGAGTTTTCCTCCACTACAAGAGATGCATACGCTGCGCTGAAGCTCAGGGTCAGATAGAGCGCCGTCATGCCGCTGTCGGCAGTGCGTGTCCATGCCCATGTGCCGTGACGCAGCGTCCAGAGGGTGCTGCTCTCATCCAGCAGCTCGAAGGCGTTGAAGGTCTCGCCGTCGATGATCTGCTCGATGCGCAGCCGCCCGTCCTCCCGCCAGAGCCGAATGACGTCGCCGTCCTGCATCTCGGTGAGAAAACGAAGATACTCTCCGGTAGCAAGATCCCGCACGCCGGGGTTTCGTACGACGCCCTGCGCAGTCAGCGTCAGCACAAAATCCTGCGTGTCCGGGCCGGGGTTGCTGAGCTTGAGAAAATCCGACTGGATGCGCAGGCCGAACTGGTGGGTGCTATAGCAGACGGGCAGCCGGAACGCAGGCTGCGTATAGAACAGCGAAACGCTGGTCTCGGAAACACTGCGCCAGTAGGGATTCGGGCAGTAAAGCTGAAAGCTGAAGGTGGGCCAGAGGTTTGCGGCACTGATGGCGGGGCAGCGCTGCACTTCGGCGTCGCAGTAGTATTTTCCGGCCACGGTCAGCCGCCCGGTGGCCCCGGGGGTGAAAATATCCCGCAGCTGACGCTTGAGATAGGCAGTATTCCGCAGGATGCGCCCGGTAATGGTGCGGGTCACGCCGGAGATGCTGCGGCTCTCCACGGTGGCACCCACCTGCTGGTAGCCCTGACTGGTCTCCAGCTCCACCGGCAGATCGCCGATGGGGTCGATGCTGTAGAGCACGCCTGCCTTGTAGCCGAAGCTGAAGCTCTGGCCGCTGCTGGCGGTAAAGATGGCATCAAACACCGGCAAGCACCGCCCTTTCCTGTTCGTATCGTGCTTCGCGCATCAGGTCAGCCGCTGTCTGCGCTTTGGAGTAAATATACTGGTTGATCTCATACGAGGGCCGGGGCTTGCGCTCAGGCCGAGCGGTTTCCTTCTCGTAGTCCCACAGCGAGTAGCTGGGGACGGTGACGGCGCTTCCGGAGCCGGAGCTGCTGTTGGGCGTCTTCACGGAAGATCTGCTGCTGCTCCCCAGCTTCATGGCAATGGCCGCGATGGCCACAGCCAGAGCGACGCCTGCAGCGATGACCATAGCACCCACAGGCAGGCCGATGCCGGTAGCCGAGATGGCCGCACCGATGGACTCCAGCATGGCGACAAAGGCAGAGCCGACCGTGGTGACGAGGGTACCCATCGCGGCGAAGATGGTGGGGAAGGCCGAGAGCAGGTTGCCCGAGAGGGCTGTGCTGATGGCCTTGGCCGCTGTGCCGAGGGGGCCTTTAAGAGCCGCGAAGGTGTCCTGCAGGGTGCCGCTCAGCTGCCCGGCCAGAGAGGCAACGTCGCCAAAGCGGCCGGTAATGCCCTCGAAGAGCTGCTGTCCCAGAGAAACCGCGCCCTGCGCCAGCCCCTGTGCGCCCTGTCCGAGAACGCCGTTCAGGCCGTCTACCAGCGAGAGGGCATAGTCGGTGAGCTTCTGCTTCTGGTCGGCGGTGAGCCCTGCGTAGAGGGCGGATGCCGCCCACTTGCCGATGCCCACCCAGTCGCCGCTCTTTACCGCGTCCCACAGGGTGTCCACCGTGCCGAGGACGCCCTCGTTGGCCCGGTCTTTGAGGGCAGACCAGAGGCCGTCCAGTGTCTTGGCGGCGCTGTCCTTGATGGTCTCGTCCACCTGTTCGGTGCCGTCGGCGGCAATGGTCTTGACGGTCTCCACCGTGCGGAGCACCCCGTCGATGACCTTGTCCTGCGTCTGGGTGATGACCCGCTGCTGTTCGGTGGTGCCGTCCGCGAGAGTTTTGGTCACGGTCTGGGTGGTGGTCTTGATGCCGTCCGCGAGGGCCGTGGTGGTGGCCGTCACGGTGTTCACTACGTCTCGCACGGTCTCCATGGTCTGGCTGACCGTCCGCTTGCCGTCCGCCGCGATGGTCTCGACGGTCTTGACGTCCTTGAGGACGCCGTCCACCATCTGACGGCTGGTGGAGGTGATGGTCTGCTTCTGCTGGGTGGTGCCGTTGGACAGCTCCTCGTTGATGGTCTGGATGGTGCGCTTGGTGTTTCCGACGACCTCATAGGCCGTGTCGCTGTAGGAGTTCACCACCGAGGCGGCAGTCTTTGCGGCAGAGCCGGCCTTTTGGGCGGCAGCAGCCGCAGCGTCGCCGGACTTGGTGTAGGCCGGGATGGTGTCCTCGACCTGCTTTGCGAGATTCTGCATCCTGAATGCATTGACCTCGGCCTTATCCACCACATCGTCACTGAGGGTCCAGTCGGTGTCAGGCTGTGCAGCAGTCTTAGCGACCTGAATGCCTGCAGTGGCGATGGTCGCCGCCGTGCCGGTGCCGTTCAGGCCGCTGATAAAGCTCTGAATGAGATTCTTGCCCCACTGCACAGCCTGCCCGGGCAGGGATTTTATCCAGCTGATCGCGCCGGAAATGCCCTGCTGCATGGCCTGTGTCACAGACGACGCCATGCTTTTGATGCCGCTGGCCAGCCCCTTCAGGATGTTTGCCCCGAGATTCAGCCAGTTGAAGGCGGAGATCACCGAGACGATGGCCTCCACGATCTTGCCCATATTCTGGATGATGAGAGGGATGCTGTCGATAAGGCCTTTGCCCAGCTGCACCATGAGGCCGACCGCACCGACTAAAATTTTCGGTGCATTGTCGTTGATGAGGCCCGCGATATTGATGACAATATCGGGAATGTAGGCGAAGAGCTGCGGCAGGCCCTCCACCAGCCCGTTTGCAAGGCTGAGGATGAGGTCGATGCCTGCCGAGACAAAATCACCGAAATTCGCCCGCAGCTCTTCGGTGAAGGAGAGGACGGCGGGCAGCGCCTGCGACAAAAAATCCGGGATGCCTGCGGCAAACCCGGATGTGAGATTCTGCAGCAGCTCCGTGCCGGTCTGAAGGATGGCCGGGGCCAGCGCAGCGATGGCCTCCGGGATGCCGCCGACCGCATTGACGACCAGCGGGAGGAGGTTGTCCACCAGATAGGTGCGGGCCGTCTCCACAAGGGCCTCCAGCGAGGGCTGAAGGTCCTCACCCAGCGCCATCTGTCCCAGAACATTCTGGGCTGCGGCCTTCATGGAGGCAAAGGAGCCGGTCAGGGTGGTGGTGGCCTCCCTGGCCGTGGTGCCGGTGATGTCCAGCTCGGCCTGGATGATGTGGATAGCACTGTACATATCCGCCAGATTGCCGAGATCATACTTCACGCCGGAGATCTTCTCGGCGTCCTTCAGCAGCCGCTGCATCTCAGCCTGCGTACCGCCGTAGCCCAGCTTGAGGTTGTCGAGCATGGTGTAGTTCTGCTTTGCAAAGCCCTGATAGGCGTTCTGGATGTCCTGCATCGAGGTACCCATCTTGTTTGCGTTGTCAGACATATCCGCCATCGCCATGTTGGCCAGCTGCGCCGCCGCGTCGGTGTCCTGACTGACGCTGGAAAGCAGGCTGGCCGCGAAGCTGGTTGTGGACTCCATGTAGTCGTTGGCCGACAGACCGGCGGTCTTGTAAGCCTGCGCGGCATAGGTATTGACCTTATCGGCGCTGTCCTTGAACAGCGTCTCCACGCCGCCGAGGCTCTGCTGGAGAGCACCGCCCGCGTTGACCGAGTCGGAGATCATCTTCCCGATGGCGGCAGCACCCAGCACCGTTTTGATGGTGCCGACCAGCTTGCCGGTGAAGAGCTGTCCGGCAGACTCACCGGCGCGGGCGCTTTCGCCGCCCAGCTCTTCGGCGATGCTGTCCTTGATGCCCTTGGCCGAGGGTACGATCTGGATATAAGCTTTGCCGAGTTCAATGCCGTCTGCCATGTTCAACCTCCTTTCATGGCGGCAAGTGCTGCCTCAAAATCTTCCGGGCTGTCGAAGCTCTGCACATTGCCGGCGTCACCTGTATCGAGATCGGTGAGGGCGGCAAGGATGGAGTCGGGCGGGCGGCTGCCGGGGCAGCCGATGAGCCGCCATTCGATGCGGTGCAGAGCATCCACCGCGGCGGCATCCATCAGAGTCTTTTCCGGCAGCTTCTGCCCGGCCAGATGCATCATGCATCGGCTGTCCGGCGGCAGACCGGCGGCCAGCGTGGCCGCCAGCCGCACCGGCAGGCTGCGCCAGTCCAGCACATGGTAATACTGGGCGAGATCGCAGATAAGCTTGTCTTTCCCCTCATCCGATGCGATCAGGCCGGAGAGGAGGAAGAGTTTTTTCCGGCGCGGAAGGATTCCATCAGCTCGCCGAGAGCGTTGCTCAGGGCAACGACCGGTACGCGGCCGTCCTCGGTGCGCAGGTGGTCATAGAGCTTCTTGGTCTGCTCCTTGCCCATCAGCAGGCGGATGGTGCGGCCCAGAGACAGGACGTCGGAGTCCTGCACCGCGGCCAGCGCGTCCAGAAGCTCCACGTTGTCCAGCGCTTCTTCGCTGAGTTCGACAGCAAAGCCGTCCTTGGTTTCAGCAGTGATCATGCCTTGACCTCCTTAGCTTCTTTGGCAGCCTGCGTCTCTTCGCCGGCTGCGACGATGTACTCATAGTGGGTGTTGCCATGATCATCAGGTACAGCGGTCAGAGTGGTGTTGTAGCCCACCGCGCCGTTGGAGTAGGTGATGTCGCCCACGGCAGAAACGGCAGCGTCCGGGATGACGATGCGCTTGGCTGCATTGTTTTTCATCACCATGTCGATGACCCAGCAGCAGTCCTGCTGTTCATCGCTGTTGGCCTTGACGGTGATGCCGGTCTCCAGTGTGCCGGTGACGTTCTTGTCGCCATACACCGACTTGAGCACGGCCGGGTTCAGCGCCTCCAGCAGGGTATAGGCGAAGGTGTCCGGCTTCTCGGTCTGCTGGGTCAGCACGGTGTCGCCGCCCCATGCGGTGGTGTTCTCGCTGGAGGGCGAGTTGGAGTTGGTCAGGCCGTCGCTGGAGATGTAGCCCAGAGACTCAAAGGCCTTGTCCAGCTCAGCTTTGGCGTCGGTGGGCAGAGGTGTACCCAGCGGGGCGCGGTGGACCGCGCCGCCGACCTTGGGCTTTGCGGCGGTGACGTTCTTTGCGTTTGCCATAAAGAAATGCTCCTTTCAGAGAGTCAGTAATGCACCAGCTCGAAAACCGCCTGATAGCGGGGCAGCTTCCGGGTGGTGTCGGGAAAATCGTAGTCGGTGACCAGCTTGCAGCTGACCACCTCGGGCAGGGTGTCGGCGTCCAGCATGGCCTGCACGACATGGTGGCTGAGCTGGGCCGCGCTGAACTTGCTCTTTCCGTAGGACTGCACGGCCAGCGTGGCATGGAAAAGCCCCTCGTCGTGGCCGGAGCCGGTTTTGTCCAGCACACAAAAATTGCCGGAGGGCTTCTCCGGCACGGACAGATAACAGGGAAAACCGCTTTCCCGCAGATAATTGAGGATGATTTCTTCGATCATAGTCACTTCAGCGCTTTCAGGATGGAGTTGGTCTCGGCGTTCTCTTTCCGGGCGGAGAGCGAATCGGCGCTTATCTCAGCCACTGCGCGGGTGTCCGCCGTGTAGTAACTGGCCGTATATCCATCGCCCAGACGGCTTTGCGCCGCAAAAGCGACGGAGGAAAGGCTGTTTTGCATCTCTTTACTCTTCAGCAGTTTCCGGACACCGGAGCGGTTCAGTTCAAAGTGAAAATCATTCATACCGTTCCACCTGTATTTTCTTATCCCAGTCCAGAGGCGTGAGCTGGGTGATGTATTGCTGCACGCCGTTCATGACTCTCCATCTCTTCCCGAAAAACTCCACAGCGCAGCCCTCCCATTTGTGAGTGTCGGCCTTGGGGATGCAAAGCTCATAAACCAGATGACGCCCGGAAAGCTGCAGCTCTGTGGGCGATGCCGCAGAGTCAACAGGCGTAATAAGCAGATTTTCGACTGTGACCGGCGTTTCGGCGTAGACGGGTTCGTGAAATGCATCCTCACCGGTCTTGGTGCGTTCGTAAAGCGTGACCGGGATGCCCTTAATCAGAGCTGCCATACAGCTCGATCACCCCCATCCGCTGGCGGCGCAGCCCCAGCCGGGCCAGCTCAGACTTCTTGATGAACAGGCCGCCGCCGGGAACGAGAAAGGAGCCGGAGGCGGAGTAGCCGCCTGCGGCCTGCGTCAGCTGGGTCATCGGCTCCTGATCGGTGCTGGTCATCAGCGCCCGCGCAGTCACATCGACCGCGACGCTCTTGGCCACCAGAGCCAGTGCAGAGTCCGAAGCGACCAGTGCGGGCAGGTCCTTGCCCACCTTGCGGGCCTCAACATCAAGGCTGGCTGAGATGACCTCCAGCAGAGGGCCGGCGCGGGCCTGCTCTGCCTCCGTCATGGGCCTCCAGAGGGTGGTCATGTCGTCCACGGTGGCGTAGGTCATACCGTCGCCCTGCCTTTCCGCTTGGACTTGGCAGCGGGAGGGTCAGCCTCGATGTCGGCCTCGGACGTGGCGTCCGGCGCGGCATCTGCCCTGTCAGGTTCCCAGTCGCCGCCGGAGATGAGGCAGTCCGTTTCGATAACAGCGCCGGTCTTTTTGTTGCGGTACAGCATGGTCATGTCCTCCTTACTCGCCGGCCTTGATGTGGGCGAAGGCAGACGGGTCGAGGATTCCCCAGCCGATGTAGGCCTCACCGCGCAGATAGACCTGATTGTGGCCCTTCAGGTCGCCCAGCTGAGTATCATTGTCGGGGTTGCCGTAGCGGATGACCTCGATGGGGATCTCCTTGGCATAGCCCCACTTGAAGCAGTTGACGAAATCGCCCACAAGGGCGCGGTCGAGGCTGGAGCCGGAGGACAGGTTGGAGGTAGACTCCACCCGCAGACCGTTCACCTCGCCGGGATTTGCGCCCCATGCCAGCTGGGGGTAAAGCTTTGCGCCGTCGGCGGTGGTCTGCTTGGCCAGAGCGGACTTGAAGGCCGGGGCCAGCACCATGCCGGTGACGTCCCGGTCTGCGCCCTGCACCAGCGCGATGGCGGCCTCAATGTTCTCATCGGGCTTGTCGCCGGAGGAGATGGTCACAGCCTGCGTCACCTTGGAGTCGAAGTGATTGGTGCCGATGACGGAGGAGGCCGTGCCGGTGCGGGGATTGACGCCGTGGAAGGCCATCAGGTCGAGGCCTTTGGCGACCTTCTTGGCGAAGCCGTCGGCAAAGGCGCTCATGTAGTCCAGCTGCGCGTCCTCGGAGGCGTACAGAAATTCGTCCGAGATGCGGGCACCGTACTCAATCTTGATGGGGACGATGGTGATGGGGTCGACGGTCAGGCCGCCCTTGGTCTTGGCACCGTTCTCTGCCACGATGTCCACCTCCTTGTCGAGGGAGAAGGTGAACTCCTTGACGCCGTTGAAGGGGATGGGGGTGGCGCTGCACAGCTTGGCCAGCGCAGAGGCACCGGTGGTCTTCTTGATAAAGTCGGGAATCAGCTCCTCGGGGAACAGGGAGCCTTTGCTCAGAATGTCTGCCATGTGTTATTCTCCTTTGCTCATCAGGTTGTTGGTGAAGGCGCGCAGGGCATCGCGGTGGCTGCTGCCGCCTGCGGGCTCGGTGCTGCGCGGGGGCGATTTGGGAGTCTGGGGCTTGAGCAGCTTGGCGAGAGACTGGGCATCCTTGCGGATGGCGTCCTCGTTCTCACCGGTAAGCCGCTGGGAGAGGTCGAAGGGGATGCCGACCTCGTGGGCGATGCGGGTCTTGAGCTCCGACATCTCAAAGGCATGGATGCGGGAGGCATAGTCGGCATTCTGCGCCTTGAGGCCGTCGTAGTCGGCGAAGGGAGCCAGACGGTCGGCAACGGCGGCGTCGAATGCCTCCTGCGTGGTGATGGGTTCAAATTCTGCCATGAGAAAACCTCCATTCTGACAGATGCATATAAAAAACAGGGCGGAGGCCCTGCTTCGGCGTAGTTAATAGCTGGTGCGCTGGCGGCGTTTCTCCTTGCCCTCGGAGCATTGCCAGCAGGCGAGGATGATGCTGTCCAGCAGCTCGATATGGCCTCCCTCGGTCAAGGAACGGTAGCCGAAGCCGCCGTTGGTGCCGATGGCCCGCTTTTCGCAGTTGGAAGCCACCTGCACAAGGCTTGGCTGTCCGGCGTGGCAGAGCGATTTCGCGAACAGTGCCTGCTCAAAGGCAGCGTTGGCAGTGATGATCTGCTTGACGGTAGGAAGGACGGGTGCTTTGAGATGGGCGGCTTTCATGGCGTCGGCCAGGAGCTGCTGCCCGCTGGCACCGTCCACCGCCACAGCGGCGAACTGGGCCTTGCTCAGAAAATCCAAAAGCCACCCACTGCCTGCCCGGGTGGGGCGGCAGTCGATGGCTTCCACGAAGATTTTGTTGTCGGCAGTCCGGACGGCGATGGAGAGCGCTGCACTGGCCCCGTCCGGACTGAACTTGATGCCCGCATAAAGCCTGCCCTTCAGCTCGGGCAGGGCGGCGACCTTCAGCTCCTCCCATTCGGCTTTGCTGATGGCCGATTTCTGGTTATACCGTAGCCAGAGGCCGAGGCGCTGGATGTTGAAGTCAATGGGGTCGGAGCCGATCTCGTCGGTGATGCTGCGCTCGGTAAAGATGGTACCCAGACTGGGATTCGTCTCGTACCATGCAGCCACATCGTGGGGGTTGGTCTGCTGCTCCACGCTCCATTCGGCCCAGCCGGTGTTCTGCGTTTCGCCCTGCAGGGCCGCGTTTCGCAGTTTGAGGAACACCGTGCCGGAGGAGACCGGCGTGGGCGGTGTGCCGCAGAAGAGTGTCTGCGGGTCGCGGCTGTCCGTGACCACATATTTGAGGGCGCTTTCCTGATCGTCGGTGTACTCCTGCGCCTCGTCGATGATGAGCAGGTCGAAGCCCTCGCCCAGACCGCCCTTGGAGGAACGGGTGCGGAACTCGATGCGGCCCTCACTGCTTTTCAATCGGATGCTCTCCCGGCCAGAGGCACGAATGGATTTGTATTCTATCTTGGCCTTGTCCAGCAGGCTGCACAGGCGCTCCCACGCGGCATGACTGGTGGTCGTGCGGTGGGCTGTGTGCAGGATGTTCTCGCCCCGCTGGAGACCGTACAGCTCCCGCATGGCGGCGATCTCATTCTTGCCGTTGCGGCGGGGGACGCTGTAGCCGAATTTGGTATGTACCCACAGGCCGTCCTCGTTTTCGGCGAGGATGTCGTAGAGCAGGAGCTGCTGCCACTGTTGGGCGGTACGCCCGGTGGTGTTGTAGAGGTCGATGGCCTTCTGACCGTGGGTCGTAGTGTAGGGCAGCACCACCGCCGCCGTGGGCGTCTGGCGGCCCAGCTTTTCCGGGACGGCCTTTTCTGACGCTCGGGGCATGACGGCGGGGCCTCCTTTATGAGAATGAAAATGTAATATTGACGAAAAGACGAAAATGTGCTATATAATAGCTATGAGGTGCGCCTCCGCTATATGGTGGGGGCTCGACACCTCTATTTTTTTGCAGTGAATCGCTGAACAGTGAATAATTTCTCTTTGCAGATGACGAGGATGTCTACATCCTGCGTCGCACTGGCAGTCAATCTTTTCCGTAGGACATCTTTCAGCGTTTCCAGAGAAATCGTATTCTGCTCATAGTTCAGGATGATCCCGCCGGGATTCTCTTGGATCTGCTTCAAACCATGCCGAACAGCGCTGTTTGCGGACTTTTCTGTAGAAACCGTTTTCAAATCCCAGAGCTTGTCGTTCCAGATGTAGTCTGGAGTCATCGCTTTATAATTATTTGCTTCGTTCAACAGCACGATGCCGCCGCCCAAATGGGCGTGCAGCCATTGTGCTGTTTTTACTTCGTCTGCATGGCGGACCATATCGTAACCAGCATCGTATGAGATGGAACCGACTCCCGGAGCAGCCGTCCGCAGATATTCCGGGAGGACGTTCTGCAGAGAGGACTCTTTCGGAAAGCGGATTTTAGTGACAAGTGGAGACTCCGCAAATTCTTTGCGAGCCTGAAGGGTTTCGGGATCCTCCGTCCACTTCTTATCCCACACATTCTGCCTGCGGCCATCGCCCGGGTCATACTCGACCTTGCAGCGGCAGCGCTCATGGCGGCGGTAGACGTCGGCAGGCACATGGGGATAGTCGTAGCTTCCGGCAAGCCTGCTGCACCATTCGCAGCAGCTCCCGGTGGTGCGCCGCACGACGCGGGGACGCAGACCGGCCCGGCCCTGAAACTGCACGTTGGCTTTCAGGGTATCGTCTACTGCCATCCGGGAGAAAGTCCGTACCGGCTCATCCAGCATGTAGGCCACATCCTCGTAGTGCTCGGCAGCGCAGACCTTGTTCAGGATGCCGTCGATGCGGTCCTCGTCCACCGGGACGCGCTGGGCCAGCAGACGGAGACCGGCCGCCTCGTTGAGCTGCTGCTGTACGGCAGCAGCGGCGTCAGCCACCAGTGAATGGTCCTCCTCCAGCAGGGGGCGGAGGACGCGGTCGGCGATGTTCCAGTACATCCGTCCATCCGGAAGCGTGTCGGCGCTGAGATGGAGACGGAACGCCTCGGCCAGAGCGCCGCCGACAAGGTCAGCGTAGTCCAGAGCCGCAGGGTAAGTGGCCGCCGAAGGAGCAGCGTTCCTCAGCGGGCGGAGAAAGTCGGCCCGGATGCGCCCCAGCAGCGCGGGGGCAATATCCTGCTTGTCCATCTGCTCATCCCTCGGCCTGCACGCCGGTCAGGTCGCGCAGGTTCTCTTTTCCGAAATAGCCGGGGATGACAGCGTTGACCTTGCCCACGGCATCGCCGATACCGGAGAGGGTGGCGGCGTCCGGCTCAAAGACCGGCTCCCAGACGGGGCGGGTCAGATAGAGCTGGCGGCGCTGATAGGCAAAATCATCCCGCAGGCAGGCGGCGAGATAACCGGCATTGAGAAAGCCGCTGCCGAAGGTCCGCTGTGCCTTGCGGGCGGCCAGACGCAGTGTCTCGTGGCTGGACTTGATGGCCTCTGCGCTGGAAGGATTGTCGGTGACAAACCCCAGATCGTCCAGCGTCAGGCCGGTCTCTCCCGCGAACAGTGCCGCGAAGGTGCGCAGCTGCTCGGTATAGGGGCTCATGCTCTGCTGAGTAAACTGCCCGACCACCGGATGGTCGCCGTCCTCGTCCTTGGAGATCTCCAGCAGGGAGGAAATGGTGGCTTTCCACTTGTCCATCGGGTCGGCGTCGCCGGAGGTCCCCAGAACGTACTTTTGCGGAAAAGAGTAGAACTCGGCGCTGATCTCGCTGCGCTTGAGAGTGCGCAGTGCGCCCTGCTGCAGGCCCATGCAGGCCCGGGAGATGCGGCTGTGGCCAAAGGGCCGGGCAGCATCCGGGCGGTAGCAGATGGGTACCAGCAGCGGCGCGGGGGCGGGGTTGGTCACAAGGTAAGGCTTTTCGCCCTTGGGGTAGTACCATGTGCTGCCAGCCGTGAAGTAGGCCTCCAGCGTGGGCGTGCCGTTGTCGGCGTTCCGCTCCAGAACGGCGTAGCCCTCGGTCAGCAGACCGGTCACATCGTCGATGATCCCGGTGGCATTGCCGCCGTCCAGCACCGATATGCGGGGAAAGCCGTCTTCACCGGCGCAGATGTACAGGAACGAACAGCTCGAGATAAGGGCCGAAAGGACAGCGCTGTCGAAAAGGATGTCGGCATTGTTCTGGAGATAGATGCTGTTCAGGTCGAAGTTGTCCTGCCGGAACTCCCGGAAAATGAGCCGATCGGCCAGCGAATCCACAGCCTTGCCGCACCAGCCCAGCACCTCGCTGAAGGTGCGGAACTCGGGCGGCGTGACCATGCCGAAGTCCTTCACGGCGTTCTTCATCTCATAGTATTTATAGCGGGTAAGCACCCGGCTGCGCTTCAGCTCCAGCTTGCGGCGGAGATAGGCCATGCCGCGGGTCTGGCTCATGGGGGATTCCTCCTTTTCGTGAGAAAATATTCCCAGTGACGGCTGGGAAGTCCGGCGAGGGCAGGGGGAGGGGGGCATCCCCCCTATCGGCTGCGGTAGGTCGTCCAGTCACGGGACAGAGGCAGAACGCGCGGCGAGTCCACAGCCTGCTCCTGAGCCTTTCCGCTTCGGGACACCAGCTTGTCGCTCTTGGCCCGGTTGCAGCAGAAATGCGCGAGCTGAAGATTGTCAAGGTCGCTGGGGTGTCCACCTTTGACGACGGGGATGATGTGGTCGATGCAGGGCGAGAGCGGATGCGGGAACTTATAGCTGAAATCGACCGGCTTGCCGCAGATGCCGCAAACGGTCTGCGTCGCATAGATCTTCTTTTTGTTCCGCTCAAAGGCCAGACGGTGTGTGCCGTCGTGGTCTGGCCGCTCGTTGCGGCGCGGTGTCCTGCCTGCCATTAGGATGCGGCCTCCTTTTGCTGATGTGCTGTGCGGTGGTCCTCGAAGCTTCGGCTTCCTTTGCCCCGCCGGGTCATGCCCGGAGGGGGAGGTCTTTTTGAGGGAGGGGGTACTTTTGCAGACCCCGGGGGTATGAAAAAGCCGCCCGGGGTTTCCGAACGGCAGAAGAAAAAGGTGTCCACTGTGGACACCTCAAAACTATGATATGCGCCGCTGGGGCTTGAAGCGGACGGCGCAGATGACCCATTGAGCACAGGTAGCAAGAAACCTGTGCTGTGATTCCCGCCGATGGAAAACTCACAATGCGGATTGCTGATGCCCGCAGTATGATAATAGCATGGTTTTTTCGGACAATCCGGACAAATCGACCATTCTCGGACAATCCGGACATTTCGGACAAATCGACCATTTCCGGACAATCCGGACAAATCAGAAAATCTCAGACAAATCGGACATTTTGGATAAAATAAAAGCGGCTGCCCCCGATTTGGAATCAGCCGTCTTATGCATCACGTCACATTCTGCTCGACCCACCGGTCAACCCTCCGCCGAATGGTATCGGCATCCAGATCGCAGCCGAACTCCATCAGTTCTACAGCTACCTCCTGCGGTTTCTTGCCCAGAATGCAGATGTCAGAGATAGCGGCCCGCAGCATGATGTCATCGCAGGTCTCTACGATGCGCTGGCCCTCAATATACAGGGCATCCAGCTCGGCATTGCGTGCCTTGAGCTTCTTTATCTCACTCTCCCGCCGGGCGTATACGCTGTCAGCTGTCCCACGCACAGTGGCATGACCGAGGATACAGGCATTTCCGTCACCGCAAGAGGATTTCACTACATCGGCCACAAGCTCAGGCCCCTCGGCCTGCTTCGCTTCCAGCTGCTGGATGCGGCGAGTTCTGGCTTTGATGTCAAAGGGGATTGCATGCAGCTGTCGAAATTCTCGCGGTGTCATCCTTTGCCCTCCTTGAGGTTATTTCAGTTCGAAGTATTTTACGAGCTCAGAGCTGATTTCAAATGCTCTAACCCAGCCAGTGGTAAAGAAGCTGTAATCTTGAAGGATAATGGCATAGCGGGTGTCATCGCACTTGTTTGCCTCTTCCCGTGTGATGTCTACTTGCTTCCATAGAGTGGCCCCGCCGGGGAGTTTCTGGTTGTAGTAGATCAACTTAAAGTTTGGCTCGTCAATCGCCAGATACCACGCGGCTTTACTGCTTAGCATCTTACCGGCCAGAGCGAATAGCGTGTTGTGGCCGTGAGGCTTGCTCTCAGGAACTTTTAGGTTTTCCGCTGACGTAGATCCATTGGCCTGAGCCATGATCTCCGGAGAGATGCCGCAGGCATCACAGGCTTCCACAAACCAGTGCCATGTAAAAATCACCTTTTGGGTACGGTCGGCGTTGCGAAGGACGAGGCCTATGGGAAGATAGTTGACGTATCCTCCGCCGGTAAGCGGGTGTCCACTGTGGACATTTTCGCAGCAGTCCAGAAGATTCTCTCCGGTGAATGCGGGAAGTGCTTGGATCCAGTCCTCACTGCAAATTTGCTCGGCATACTGATATGCCCAGTCCGGGATTTTGGTTGCCGTCTGGTGCCAGTCCACACAATCTTCAGACGTGGTCGCTGTGCTTTTCATCGGAGCTTTTGGAGGCAAAGCAGGCTTTTCCGAAACCGTTACCGGATCTTTTGCTTTTTCCTCAGCCTGACGGCGTTTCTCAATGTTGTTTTGGGCATTGCGGTAGGCATCCATCAGCGAAATTTCGCCGTCATGGAGAAACTGCTTTGTCTCTTCATCACAGTTCTCGGAAATGGCATTCAGTCGGGCGGCCGCGCCGGTGCTGAGGCCAAGTATCCGGCAGACTTCGTCTCTTACCTTGCCCTCCAGATGGCCCTCTCTCTTTTTCCGGGTGAGAGCATCCTTCAGGGCTTCGTACTGTGCCAGCCGTTCGCCGTCGGTCAGGTCGCGGGCTGTGGCGTTGGCGGTAATGAGTGCGATCCTGTCGTCAACTTCGCCCTTGCTCTCCACGATGATGCAGGGCAGGGAAGAAAAGCGGGTATCGCCCTCCTTGGCCAGTTCCTCGCAGGCGGTCAGACGCCGCTCGCCGCCGATGAGCTTGTAACCGTTCGCCCACCGGATGACTTCCAGCGGCTGGCGTACGCCGTTCAGCCGGATGTCTTCCTTGAGCTTGTCAATGTCGCCCACGACATAAATTTTGTTATCTGGGTTTCGCATGATGTACTCGCACGGCAGCATCTTCACCTGCATCGACCCCGCCGGGGTGGAAGTCTGAGGTTGAATGTTCAGGAGGTCGCTTATCAAACCGGTGCTCATCGTTTATCCCTCCACCTTGGAGATTACATTGCGGGACAGCTCCAGATACTGCTCAGTCGCCTTGCACTTGGGGCTGTAGTCACACAGCGGCATATGCTTGCTGACGGCCTCCTGCACCGCTGCGTAGGCATTGATGCGCAGTACCCCGCCGCGCTCGCTGTAAAAAATCGGGAGTTTGCTGTCCATCAAAGCGTCGATTGCTTTTGCGCCGTACCGCGTGCGCCGGTACATGGTCGGCAGCACACACATGACCTCGAGGCCGGGGTTGTAGTTCTCCTTGACATCCTGCACCTGAGCAAGAATTTCTTTCAAGCCGTCCATGGCCCATTCGCCGCAGTCCATCGGGATGATGAGCCAGTCGGCGCAGACCAGTGCGTTGATGGTGGCAATGTCGATGTCAGGCGGGCAGTCCATGATGCAGTAGTCGTAGGCGTCCGCAAGCGGTGCCAATGCGTTGGCGATGCGGTTGTGCTGGGGCCGCCCGGCTTCGAGCATGACCAGCTTGTTGGCGAAGTTCATGCTCATGCAGGAAGGGGCGACATCCACCTTGAACTTCTCCCGATGACAGATGACGTCTTCAAGCTTGTTGTCCAGCGTCAGCACGGAGGCCATGGTCTTGCCCCGAGGGTCGAAGCACTGGAAAAACTTCGTGGTGTTGGCCTGCTTGTCCAGATCCATCACCAGCACCCGCCGGGAATGCTTTTCGGCGAGGATGCAGGCCAGATTGCAGGCCGTGACCGACTTGCCGACGCCTCCCTTCAAGTTGATGATGGCGATTTTGCTCATGTTGCGCATTGTGATCCTCCTTGTTGCTTATCTGCTTGTTTTTATCTTCTCTGCGGCGATCTGGTAGCCCTGCCAGCGGTCCGCAAACCACTCGCGCCAGGCACTGCACTGGCGAAAGTAGGTGAGCGGGCGGTCGCGGCAGGCCAGAAACGAGCAGCGGTTGCAAGGGTTATCTTCGGGATAGTGTTGGACGTGAGCGTCAGAGGCCTTCATGTGCCGTCTCTCCGCTTCTGCCCGAAGCGCCGCACCGCACCCGCCATCAGACTGCCCGCCGGGGCAGGGGGATGAGAACTTGCAGCTACCGCCGCATTGGCCTGCACCTGATAGTAGCTTTCCATGGTACCCGGGGCGTTCAGGATGACGGTGCGCAGATAGGCGCGGATATTCTTGATGGGCTGAGTGGTATTGCTCAGACTCTCCATGATGTACTCGACGCTCTGGCTGGTCAGCTTGTCCAGTCGGGCGCGGATGGCTTTGGTAGTCTGCATCTGCTGGCCGATGTACTGCATGGGTGCCTCACAGCTGTACATGTCCACGATGTTGTCCAGCAGCTCCTCCAGCTGGATAGGCTCGTATCGCGGATTCCGGGCCAAAGTATCGATCTCCAACCGCTGGCGGAAGTCCGCTTCCACAGTCTCCCGCCGGGTGTGCGAGTCCATCGATCCATCGAGGTCCGCACCTCGTGCGGATAGATAGATTTCCCCTATAGGTTTCCCTATAGTATTACTGGGTAGCATTTTGCCACGGGTCTGAGTCGCATTTTGCGACGGGTATCGGTCGCACTTTGCCACGGGTGACATTTCGCCACCGGTCGCATTTTGCGACGGGTCAGGAGGGTGAGGAGTAGGGCGATTTTCAGGTCCCGCCGGGTCAGTCTGGACAAGAACAACAGCCTCCGGGGTCTCGGCGATATACCGGTTGGTGGCCTTGCCGCCTACCAGCTCCTGCCGCTTGGTCAGCAGGCCCTTGGATTCCAGCCTGTTCAGAATGCGGATGGCTGTGGCGCGGTCGATGCTGAGCCACTTGCAGATATAGGAGTAGCTGCCCTTATACTCGCTTTCCTCGTCCTGACTGAAGCCATAGATGAGAGCGTAGGCAAGCAGCTCGTTGCCCTTGAGGTGGTACTTCTCCACCATCCAGTCGAGCACGACAATATAACTCTGTTTCTTTTTGACCGTCATGATTCTTCACCCTCTCAGAATGGCAAATCGTCGTTGTCGTCGATGACCTCGAAGTCTTCTGCGCTGCCCTGCGAGTAGGCCGGTGCCGTCTCAGGACTGCTGCTGGGCGGTGCCTCACCGCCGTCATCCACGGCCTGCCCGCCGGGCTTCTTGTTCGAGCCTGCAAAGCTCAGGCTGTCCGCCACGACCTCCACGGCTGTACGGTTGCTGCCGTTCCGGTCCTGATACTGCCGGGTCTGGAGACGGCCCTGCACGGCCACCATGCTGCCCTTTGCAAAGTACTTGCACAAAAAGTCTGCATTGTGCCGCCATGCAACGACATCGATGAAATCGGCCTGCCGCTGCTGGCCCTGCTGCACAAAATTGCGGTCACAGGCGATGCGGAAGGTGCATACGCTGATGCCCGCCGGGGTGGTTTTAAGCTCAGGGTCGGCTACGAGCCGCCCCATGATAGCTACAACATTGAGCATTTCAAATAATCCTTTCCGGTTTCAGCCATCCAGCGCTCGTGTCCATATCGGGCCTCAAAAGCGGCCTGTGCCTCTTTTTTGAGCCAAAGGCGGCAGTGGTGGTCAAAGTGGGCGCTGTAGCCCGGCTCGTTGTGGTGTCGATGGCAAAGCCAGACTTTGAGCCCATAACGCTCGGCCATCGGCCGCAGCGGCCCGTTGAGCACATGGTGTTCCTCAAGGCCGCGCACGGTGGAGACGTTGTATTTTGCCCGGCAGATATAGCATTCCTGCCGGGTCTGCATGATGCTGGTGCTCACTTTGGTACCTCCTGCCATTCCTGCCAGTAGGCCGTGACATTGGGGTCATTTACCCCCATCTCGGCCAGCCGGTCGAAGATCCCGTCAATAAAGGCGGTCATCTGAGCTGTGGAGAAGCTGCTGGAACCCATCGACGCCTTGACGGTGCAGCGGTCGTTGTCCAGCAGTTCTACGATATGTACCAGCCGGTAAGCATTGCGCAGAATAGGCACAGCAGCCACCGGAAGCTCCAGAAAGTCGTATTCGAGGCCGTATTCCTCCAGCATCTCGATATAACAATCCTCCGGCTGGATGCCGCCCGCCCTGCCTGCATTGTAGGCGTCGGCCATGATGGTGAGCAAGGCCCACATCATACGGTTCTGGTTAATGCTGCGGCCCTTGCGCTCCGGTTCAAACGTGACTGTCAGCCGCAGGGGCTTCCCGTGGGCCAGCTCGTCGAGCTTCTGGCGAATTTGTGTTTTCACAAATTCCGCAGAGTTTTCCACGGCAAAGCCCCGCCGGGCCGGGTCATATACCACAGGCAGACGCCCGACTATGCTTTTTCGTCCCATAAGACTTTCTTTCCGTCCGAGAGGGCAAACTGCACCATGCTGATATGCCCATCCTCAGCCCGGGCAAACTTGTCCACGGAGATCTTCACGGCAGGGTAGAATTTGCCCTTCTCGCTCTTCATCACCGGCACCTGCTCGGCCTTGAGAGCGATGGGACCAAGCTCCATGACGTCCTCGGCAAAGCCCAGCATAGCCGCTGCGCACAAAAAGCTGGTATTCTCCTGCATCCGGTCAGGGTCGGATGTGGGCAGGCTCAGCGGCCCGGCGTCCTTGCGGACATACTGGCCGGTAGCAGGGGAGAGTACCTCGATTTGGCATCTCCACCAACTTCCGGAGCGATAGTAGGTGTCCCCCCAGCCCAGTACGCCATAAACACTGTCCAGCATATGCCGGACATCGACCACCCGGGGAAGCACGACGACGCGCACGCCGTCGGAAGATGCCTCAATGCAGCGGGCCACGCACTCCTGCGGCTCGATTTGGCGGGGAGTAGGGCTGCTCACGGGAAAAGTGATGGGCGGAGGCAAAACAGCCCCAGAAGCCTTCTTTGCACTTGTGGACGGCCCACGCCGACCGCTTGCGGGTTTGGTTGCGGCCATATCCTCATTCCTTTCAGTTTCGAATTTACGCTTCTGCGCTGGCAGCGGCTTTTGTTTACTCACCTGCCGCCATTGGTGTCGCTGTTTACCTCTCCTCCAGCAGTTTCTCGAGGTCCTTCAGAAAGTCCCGGCAGCACGCAGCCTTGACGGCGTCTGTGCCGGGCCAGTTCGAGGAATGGATAGGACCAGCTTTTTCACGGTGGAAAGCCTCCTCGGCCTGATATTTGCCAATGAGCTGGCACACCTTATCACGCATGGCTTCTTTCATGGTAGACCTCCCTAGTACGTTCCAAATTCCTGATCCAGCAGTGTATCGAGCCGGATGCGCTTGCCACGGCCATCACCGGCCCCGTTGTTGTTCCAGCCGTCAGGGTAGCGCCTGCAGACGTCGCGCTTGGGTACGCCCATATATCCAGATACCTGGTCTACCGTGAGCCGGAGGCAGCCGGTCTTGCTGAAGATGGCCTTGTAGGCCTCATGCCACGCTTCGCTTCTAGTCGTTTTTGCCATGTAACCACAACTCCTTCTGACGGCGTTCAAATTCTACCTGCTGGCCGTAGCTGCGTCCTGCAGCATCTGCACGGGTACAGACATCGTGGAGGCTATTGCCTTGCGGCAGGGCCTGCTTTTTCTTTTCCTCATACTGAGCCTTGAGCTTCTTGTTGTGCTCCTCGGCCTGTGTCTTGCGCACGGCGCTCAGGCATTCCGGGCAGTATTTGCGGCCCCGAGCTACGTTGGCCGAGCCGCAGAGGGCGCAGTGATGTTCTTTTGCGGGTGTGCTCATCAGTGTGCCGTCCTTTCCATCCGCCGGCGCTTTGCAGCGCGGATCCGGGCGTTGTCGGCCCGTTTGAACTTGTCCCACTCCACCAGTGCCAGAGGCAGGCCCGCCACGATGGGCGCGAAGACGAAGAGCAGCGTCAGCGTCTCGATGCACTGGGCCTGCCACGGGTCGCAGCCGGTGAGTTGCAAGAGGTCGGAGAAAATAAACATTATGCCGTTCATAAGATGAGCGCACCTCCTAACTTATAAGCAAGAGCAAAGGCCAGCAGCAGGTATGCAGCCCAGCCCAACAGCATTTCGCGGGTGGGATGCCGGGCGCAGAACATGACCAGCGCCACCATGCACCCGCCTGCGACAAATGACATAAAGCAGGAGAAAATAGAGCTTCTCGTCATAGCTGTCACCTCATCCCCAGCGCCCGTTCGATCGGCTCTCTGGGATTGTCGTTGTGGTATTTGCCGGTCATGTACTTCTGTACCTGCCCGACGCCAAGCCCTGCCGCCTTGGCAAGCTGGCTGTAATTCCAGCCGCGGAGGGTCTTCTGTTTTACGGCCTCCGCTTTCCATTCGGGAGACCAGGATGTGGATTTCAAAGCTTTTACCTCCTTGTGGCAGGCTCCCTTCTGAGGTAAAATAAGGGTAGAAAGGAGACGATAAAATGGAAATTGCTAAAGAATTGAACACAATGGCGAAATGGCTATGTCAGCGCGAAAATATCACATTGGTAATAGCAATCGCTGGCTTTGTAATGTCGCTCTACAACTTTTTTAGGGCTATATGGGATAAACGGTGCTCGTTTAGCGTTGGTTATGTGAGCCACTACTGCCACTTATCAAGAAGTGAAAAACATGCTGAATTGGTGTTCCGGCTGAATTTTATAAACCAATCATCTGTACCACTGACAATCGTGAGGATGTTTATGGTGGTCGATGATAAAAAATACGAATTTCTCTTTCCAGAGCAACAGGTGTACAGGATGACTCGCACCGAGAACGGAAAAACCTTCCAGATAGGGGAGATTAAATCACAGTCGCTCCCAGTTCGTATAGAAGGGAACGGCGCACTGGGTGGATATTTTGCGGTATATCTTCCGCCTGAGATGGAAAAGAGATTCCAGTTAGCAGGAACGTGGAAAATTATTGTGCAGGCGACGCAGAAGAAAAAGACGTTTTCAATAGTTGCGGATAATCCAGGTTATGATATTGAGAAGTACGGATACTGATGTGAGAATCAGCGCAATATCGTAAATATCCATGCGAAACCTCTTTCCGGCTAAATCAAGAAATTCTTGAATGTTTCCAGAATCTGCAAGGTAGTGCGGCTGGTGTCAGTGAGGGTTCCGAGTGTGTTGGAAATGACGATCAGTGCATCACTGATCTGGTTGATCCTCAGGACGTTGTGAAGGACAGTGATACTTTGCAGGAGCAGGCAAACATTGAAGATTGACCTGCTCCGCTTGAGTCTCCGAATCTCATTCTCCATCTCGGCCCAGCGTTCCGCTTCCGACGGTTCGCTGGGCTTTTTATCGTTCTCCATACGGTTCACCTCCTTGTGGCAGGCTTCCTTCTGCGGTAGAATAAGAGCAGAAAGGAGTGAGATCATGGATAGATTTTCAGGGGTAAATAGTGCCAGACGCTTAAACCAAGTTGTGGATGAGTGGGCTAAACAGCGGCGCGAAGCAGAAGCTGTGGTGAGAGAACGGCAAAAGCGCAGTGAAGAGCTTGAAAATGCGCAAATGGGTTCGGCGGAAGATATTCGTAAAATGCTGGAAATGATGGAAGCAAATCAGAAAGAGCAAGCTGCTGAAATCCAAAAAAATCACAGGGTAACCGTTATTTCCATCGTGGTTGCTGTTGTATCCGCTGTTTTTGGCGCGGCGTCGTTTTTCGTTGCGCTTATAGCCCTGTTGCGCTGAGCCTTATCAGTGTCAGAATGAGTGCGGCGCTTTGGAAGAATGCTGCTGCACCTTGCAAGCAAAGCACAATAATCAGCATTTGATGTAATGTCCAGTCGGGCTTCCGGCTGGGCTTTTTCTTATCATCCATCTGGTTTGCCTCCTTGTGTGTATCTTGCTCCTGCGGTATAATGAAAACACAGGAGGAAATTGAAATATGAAGTGGTTTTTAATTGCTTTTTGTACAATCTTGGCTTATAGAACTGTTTTTTGCATATCAGGTTATGCCCGAGCTGTTTACTATGAGAAAAAGTACAATGCATATTTGACAGGCAGGGGAGAAGTTTTCACTCTCTATGCTGCGCCTGCTCGAAAATTATTTAAGCAAGCCAAAATTTCGACGCCGATTGTACCGTATTGTGAGCCTGTCGGGTACGGAAAGGTCATGACAACAAGGGTGTATGTTTTTGATAATATGGCGAATAAACGGCAGGATGTGGTTTGCCACATGATGAACAGCTTTACTCAAGCAAAAGGATATTTCCGAATGAGTATGTTGGAATGCCTTTCTCCCTTGTACTGGATTCAGTTGTTGTTTTTTCTTCCAAGTAAGTTGTGCGAGTTCTTGGGAATCTCCGGAGATAAAATGGCAATCAAAGTGCTTCAAATCGTTTACTGGGTATTAACCCCGCTTGTCCTCTGCTTCCGCTCCCAACTCTATGGCTTCGTCACCCAACTGCTTCAAAATGCGTAAAATAAAGCGGCTCAGCAAAATCAGCCCTTTGGCATCTACCTTTTCGGCGGATGCCATATTTTTTTGTGCGTCTAGCAGATTGCCGAGAAGTGTGTCTGTGAAAAGTTTGCGACGAGTAGTAACCGTTCTTCCTCACCTCACTTGTGCAAAATGTTTCTCAAATCGGGGTCAAAAACATTGCCAAGCACAGAGAAAGAGTGTAAAATGAAATTGCGGTTATCAAATTACATTTTTTCTACTTGGCAATGAGTCCGGCCCAAGCTGCAAGCAGACACAGCCAGGGCCTGAGTGTACCCTCGCAGAGGGTGCTTTTGTCAAATAGGAGATCACGCAGGGGTCTACAAGCATTCCACCGCCAATAGGAGGCCTGTTTGATTCCGAGACGCCCCAAGCAGGGGAAGGTGACCAGTTGCTTGGGACAAATGTATTATAATCTAACTTAAGCTAATTTGCAAGATGAAAGTAAGCTAAAGTTAGTTATTTGGCAATATCAACAAAAGGAAGGTGAAAATTTTGTTCTGGGATAACTTTGTTAGAGAATGCGAGAAGATTGAAAAGGCTCCAACCACAGTAGTTGAAGAGCTTGGGCTCAAGCGTCCGGCTGTGACAAGTTGGAAAAATGGGGCATTGCCGCAGGTCAAAAATAGAAAAAAGATAGCCGACTATTTTGGCATTACGGTCGATGAACTGATGGACACACAAAAAGAGCCCGCCGGGCAAGGCGGGCTTGGATATGAGTGGCCGGAAGTAGAAGAAGCGTTCAAGAATGCATCTCCGGAAGCCAGGGCTGCGGCAAAGGCTGCGGCGCTGGCTGTGTTGGAGAGTGGGAAGAAGTAAACGGCATTTTGACAGCAAGATAAAATTGATTTGAGGAAGAGTAAGGGAGAACATCAAAATGGCTAAATGTACTCGATGTGGCAGAAAAGGCTTTTTTCTGAAGCTTACGAATGGCTTGTGTGATAACTGCGTATCGACTGTGCGGATGGAGCAGGAGCAGGCCGCGCTGAAGGCTCAGATGGAAGAGATCTCAGCTAAGCTGTCCGATCAGAAAGCCTTATTTGAGCGCATTTCAGCAGACGCCTATGCGGACGGCGTAGCAAAAGCAAAGGCGAAAAATGCAGAGCTTACGACTCAGAATCTCCAGATTGAAGAGAGGATACTTGCTGGAAAGAAAAATCTTGTGGAGCTTTCTGAAAAAGAGGAAAAGAGCCGCAAGAGTGCAGCAAATGCGGAACAGAAGGTGCGCCGTTGCAAAGAACTCATCAAAGCAATCCAGCACGCAAATGAAGCTTTTGGCACAGATGATCAGGAGGTCGGCGACCTTGAAAAGCTTCTGAATGAGGCCGATGGACTGATGAGTCCCACGGTAACACTTACGCTTCAATGCCTTGATATGAAGGATCTACGTAAGCGTTACAAAGAAAATGAGAAAAATATCCAAGCCACCTTTGAAAAATATAAAGACCGCTATACGACCAAAGCTAACATTACGATTTACCGCCTGATGGTCATTGCACTGTCCGCAGAGCTTCAGAATGTGCTGAACAATGTTGGCTTTGGCAAGCTGGATGATGCGCTGAATGATATTAAGACCATTACCAACAAGTACTACGTCATCGCGGCAGATGGCAATCAGAGCATTGCCCCGACAGTTAAGAAATTTATCGGTGAACTGGACTACTATTTCCAAGAGGCCGTGAAAATAGAGTATGAGTATTATGTTCAGAAGGAGCGCGCCAAGGAAGAACAGCGTGCCATTCGTGAGCAGATGCGGCAGGAAGCAGAGGAACGCCGCGAGCTGGAACGCCAGCAGAAGCAGATCGAAAAGGAAGAAAGCAAGTTCCACGACCAGATCAGCCAGTTGTCTCAACAGATGGCTGATTCTGTGGACGACGAAAAGACAGCACTGTTGAAGGCTCGTATCGAGGAACTGCAAAAGCAACTGGCCGCAGTGGCAGAGCAGAAGGATAAAATCATTGAGCTGCAAAACGGCAAGGCTGGCAATGTTTATGTTATCAGTAATATTGGCTCGTTCGGTGAGGGCGTGTTCAAAATCGGTATGACCCGCCGTCTGGAACCGATGGACCGCGTGAATGAGCTGGGCAGCGCCAGTGTGCCGTTCCCGTTCGATGTCCATTCGATGATCTTCTCTGACGATGCTGTAAGCCTCGAAACGAAGCTGCACCACATCCTGAATGACCAGCGCGTGAACAAGGTCAACCTGCGCAAGGAGTTCTTCCGCGTTTCACTGGACGACCTTGAGAAACTGGTCGGTGAAATTGCACCCACGGCAGACTTCAAGCGTACCGTCCTGGCCGAACAGTATCGGCAGAGCCTGTCTATCTCCCATGTGGCAGAGAATCCGGATGCGAGCGAAGAGGAGGACGATGAAGAGGATGAGGTGTAATAAGGGACAGAGCTTTTGATATGTGAAATTTGAGAAACATCTTGCAAATATCACATATAAGTGATATGATGTCGTAAAGGGTGTGATTATTCTGAATAGGGAAGAGTTCATATTACGATTGAAAAAACTTCTTCAGCAATATGAAGAAATGCTTGCGATTCATCCTATATTTGTGCTTGAGTTGACAGAATTGCTAAGGGAAGGCGGAATAGAGAAAACATTCATTACAAAGCTTGCAGACAATCTTTCTAAGCTGCAAAAATATGGAGATGACTGCATTATAGGTGGAAAGACATCAATGGAGCATCTTGTCGGACAATATCCATTGTGTTCGATGCGATTTCTGTTTCCTGGTTCGAACATAAGAGTTTTATTTGCATATCAGGATAAAAAAGTTTATATCTTGAGTGCGTTTTATGAACAGTGCGTTTTATGAACGTGCGGGACATAAAAACACGGGATATTCAAAGTATACGCCAGTCGCTAAAAAGCGACTGGAAGAACTTATGGAAGGAGAATGAAAATGTCTCACAGAGCAACATTATCAGATCTCATTGATGCATTGACCCAGAATATGACTACGGTTGACATTGCCCAAACCGCACTTCATATCGAACTTAGTCGAAAAATCAGGGAAGCCCGGAAAAAACTAGGTATGTCGCAGAAAGACCTTGCTGAAAAAATGGGTGTGAAGCAGAGCCTCGTCTCTCGCTGGGAGAGCAGCGAGTGTAACTATACCATTGATACGTTGGTCGAGATTGCGGATGCTCTTGGGCTGTCGGTGCGATGCCCGCTGACGTTCAACGAAGCGGAAGTGCCTACGATACCTGTGGAAGAGCGTCCCGCCGGGCGTAAAGTGGAATTTCCTGCTGTGTCGTTTTCGGATTCCGCAAGACCTAATTTCAAAGTGGCGGGCAGACCGGTTTCTGAATCGAATTACGAAGGGAGTGTTGCCTGATGGGTGCAGCTCAGCACAATGCAGATATTCAGTATAAAGAAAGCTTTATTACGGAGTGCTCCATTGCCAACAATGTGATAGACACTGGAAAAAACGCAGTGCTGAACCATGAGGTGGAAGTATTGGTCAGCGATCAAGTTCCGAGTGACTCTCCGGACGAAAAGGCTGCCTATGTCAGGCTGATACTTGATGGAGACTATTCGACGAAGGGAGAACCGAAAGCCAGCTGTAAATACCACATGGTGATACAGGGGCTATTTTCAGTTGAAAAGGATATGCCTGATGTGGAATTTAACCGGAAGCTTTGGTTCAACGGTTCAACGATACTCTACGGCATCGCCCGTGCAAAAATGGAAGTCATCTCGACGATGGTTTTGAATAACGGCAAAATCTCTCTGCCGCTGCTGAATATGTACGAACTGCTGAAAGAGCGTTTTGAAGGAAACGAGAAAAAGGACAAATAAGACAAGACCCCCGATGTAAGTTGATGCATCGGGGGTCTTGCTGTTAAAACGTCAGGATGCCGGTGGGCGGTCATCCTGACTTTGTGACGGTTCCAAAAGGATGCGCATTAGGGTGTCCCACAGTTCTGGGTGCTCTTTCAGGCAGGCAAGAAATTCGTCGTCCGTCACAATGACACTTCCTTTTGTTGTAAACTTTAGCTTGATTTTACAACTGAGATGTGCTAAAATCAATACCAGAGAAAGAAATTTCTCAAGATTGTGAAAAACGACAAAATCTCGTTTTCAGGTCTGTGCATTACGGAGATTCTGGCAGGGTAGGTGTCCACAGTGGACACTTTTGCCCCGCCAGGTAGGCTTCTGGAGGCGTAAAGGGTATGAGGGCGGTTAAAAGGAAGGGAAATCGTTCGGACGGATGCTGTCAGTGCAAGCGAAAAATGCCGGATGGCAAGTATAAGGTCTTTTATGGCTCAACCTTCACGGAAGCAGAGAACAAATACCGTGATACTTTGCAGAGCTGGGAAGAAACGCATAAAAAGAAGCCTCGCGCCAGCGCAGTGACCTACAAGGAGGCTGCGGAGGCGTATGAGGCTTATATCACATCGCCCAGCAAACCGGTCAAGCGCGGCACCGTGGCGTCTTACCGTAAGCATCTGAACCCGACGAAAATATTCTTTGGCGATGAGCTGATGGAGGACATCGATGCGCAGCGAGTCCGTGACTATTTGGATCATCTGAGCGCAGAAGGAAAAGCCAAAAAGACCGCTCTGAATGCAAGGTCGGTGATAAGCTGCGTGTTTTCCTACTGGTGCAACTATATGCACGGTACAGGAAACCCGGTGAGGACGGCAACGCTTCCGAAGAAAATGCCAGTAACAGAGCGAAAGGAGCCGACCAGAGAACAACAGGAGCTGATAGAGGCACACCCAGAAGGCTGTGGCTTCTGGGCGGCACTATTTGAATACACGGGAATGCGGATCGGTGAGGCCAACGGCCTGCGGTGGCGCGATGTGGATTTTGAAAAGGGAAGGATATACCCTTCACAGGCTATGCCGTGGGAACGCAACCAGCCATACGAAGAAGAGCTGAAAACGGAAAAAGCTTATAGAGCGATTCCGATCCTTGCGAGGCTACGTCCGCTGCTGGAAAAAGAGGCGGCTCGGCATGACCCAGACGATTATGTGATGTCCGGAACAAAGAAGCCCTTGACCTCGTCGCAGTACGAATGGCGGTGGGCGATGTACTGCCGTCCGCTGGGGTTGAGCGTCAAGCAGGAAAAACGAACGAAGAAAAAGGGACATCCGGACGAGTACAGAGTCTATTACAAGTGGAAAGCGCTGGTCACGGCGCACCAGTTCCGGCACCTTTATGCGTCAAATCTTTTCTATGCAGGTGTACCGGATAAGGTAGCGCAGAAACTGATGGGACACGCCGACATTACGACCACGAGAAGAATCTATCAGCAGCTTCGTGAGGAAGAGGATTTGAAGTACACAGCGCTTCTCGATAAATATTTGGAAGAAAAAGAGCAAAGTAGTGGTTGAGTAGTGATTTCGAAAAAATCAACGTAGAATCAGGCAAGATTAGGGGGTTCAAATCCCCTCCCTCGCACCAAGAAGTATCCACGGGATGTCGATGAAAAGTCGATGTTTCGTGGATTTTTTGTTATCTGCGTCTGTCGGATACTGCCAGATACTGCGTGATATTGCCTGCTTTTGCCGGGTACTTTGTAGTCAGGATCGTAATCAGAAAAAAAGTAGGTCATAGCAGGATTTTTCCGGGGGCTCCCCGGGACAAAAAGTAGTCAAAAATAATGAATCAGGCCGCCGTCTCCGTAAAACAGAGACAGCGGCCTGATGCATCAAGGGGATTATTTGTCCATATCATGGTACGAACCGTCGGGCGGCCGTGCTGTTCGACCCCTCTTCTCCGCAAGATAAAAAAATGACCCCAAGCCTGAGCTTGAGGTCATTTTTTATGCGGCGGAAGTGGGGCTGTACGAACAAATCTCCCGCCTGAACAACCATCGCCCTTTTCGGCTCCCCCTGATGAGGGCGGTGTCCCTGAATTTTTTCGGCACTCTAAGTGGCTCATACGAACTTCGGTTTCGTATGAGCCACTCTCGCTGTCTGGACAGTCGTTGTCCAGCTCCAGCGGGATTTCTATGTTGTTATGGTTTCCGGTAAAGCTGAATACGATCTTGAGCCGGTTGTCATCGTAAAGATACACCGCGAGCAGGAACGTGTTGAACAGCTTTGCCAGGAACTTTTTGTTTTTTATATCCCCGGTACGGAAAAGCTGAAGCCCGGCAATGAGATCATCCCGGTCGATTTCGACCCGCTCTGCTTTGGCCGTGTTGATTTTGCCTGAGAGTTTTGCTTGCTGCTCCTCAAGGTCAAGAAGTCGTGTTCGGGTGGTCGGGGTGATAATACCGGCTTCGATTGCTTTCATCAGGTTGGATATGGCCTGCTGAACAGCCGCCAGCTCATTTTCCATAGCTTCAATGTGAAGCTCATGGTCTTTTTGTTTGAAGTAAGCAATGGTGCTGTCCACGATGAAGTCTATGGTTTCATCATCCAAGCAGTACATCATGATGACCCGCGCCACAGCATTTTCAATCACATCCCGGCGGATGGCTTTCTTTTCGCAGGTGTGTTCCAGCCGGTGCTTTTGACAGGCGTAGTAATAATGCATTTCGCCGGTCTTGCTGGTGCCAGAGATCCCGACCATATAGCTCCCGCAATGCCCACAGTACAGTTTGCCGGTCAGAAGATAGTTTTCTGCTCCGTGGCGGGCGCGTCCATAGCGGTTATCCTTTTTCATGCCGTAGGCCTCCTGTGCATCGTAGAAAAGCTCATCACTGATGATGCGCGGCATTCCACCGGGGATGCGGATGTCGCCGTACATGTAAATGCCGCGGTATCTATCGTTATGGCAGAGGACATGGAAGCTGCCTTTGTTCCACTCGCGCCCTCTGGCGGTTCTGATTCCGCGGGCATTGAGGTCAGCGGCTATGCTGGCAAAAAGCTCCCCGGCGGCGACTCGTGTATAAATCTCCCGGACGATGGCAGCTTTCGGCTCATCAATTTCGGGCTTGCCGTCGGCACCACGCTTATAGCCAAGCGGAAGACTGCCATTGACAAGCCCCTTTTTGGCATTATCGTATAGGCCGCGCTTCACATCCTCGGCCATGTTTTCGATATAGAACTGATTGACGTTCATCATCGATCTCAAAGCAAAGCGCCCGGCGGCGTTATCGTCAAAATCTTCTTCGGCATAAAAGACCTTGACTCCGCAATCCACCAAGCGGCTCTCGTTTACCAGTGCCTGCATCATGTTGCGGCCTATTCTGTTGCTTTTCCATGCCAGCACATAGGCGAACTTGTGCTGCTCGGCATCTCGCATCATACGCTGGAAAGAGGGGCGCTTGTCCGTTTTGCCGCTGATCGCTCGGTCTTCATAGGTGGCGGTGACGGTCAGCCCCAGCTCTGCGGCGTGCTTTCGGCAGGCTTCAACCTGCTGTTCGATGGAAACATCCCTTTGATTGTGGGAAGAATAGCGGGCGTAGATGACCGCATCGCCGCCGTTTGTCTTTTGTTTTTTGCCCATAAAAATACCTCCGGGTACACTTTGACAAGCCTGCCCGGAGGTGGTACAATAACATCTGCGAGGTCTGTTATTGCTCTGGACAGGTTTTATCCTGTACCATCTCTGAGCAAGCTGATCTGGAACGCCTGCGGTGCTGGTAACACCGTGGGCGTTTTTATTTTGCTGAAAAACGGAAAAATCTACCGAAACGCTGACAAAGCAGGGAAGAAGCTGTTATATTTGAGCTGCTTCCGGGAGCAATCTTACAGGAAAGGGGATACCAGCGCATGAAATCGGAAGATTATTCCAAAATCGTTGAGCAGGTGAAAGCCCTGTCGGATGCCGATCGGGAAGCACTGCTCACTTATCTGCGCTCGCTGACAGGTAGCGCAGATAGCTCAAAGCCTCCTGCTGCTTGTCGGCCGGAAGATTCACAAACAACTCCATAATCTCAGTCACCTTGCCGTCCTCCTGCTGGAGGGCGGCTTTTTTCTTATCGGCAGCCATTCCAATAGAGCTTCCCAAAGGTCTTGGATCATCCACTAGCCCTATAAGGTAGGCTTCATTGGTCTCAAGAGCGGATGCAAGAGGTTCCAGTATGGCAACAGGAAGTTTTTCAATATCACCGTTTTCATAGCGGTAAACTGTAGCACGGTTTTTCCCCAAACGTGCTGCAAGCTCATCGACTGAAAAACCAAGTTCTTGCCGTCTATCACGAATTCTATCTCCAATGGTCATTTGAAGCCCTCCCTTTTAATCTCTATTATACATAAAATTCGCAAATTTGCAATTCAATTTCCCGATTTTCAAAAAATATTTCGCATAAGATGCGAAAAAGCTCTTGACTTTGAAACGGAAAGGGCGTACAATACGGTTGTCGCAAATGTGCGACACAAAAAGGAGGTGAACAAATTGAATGTGCGAAAATTGAGAGCAAAGATGATTGAAAATAACTTTTCGGTCGAAGCGCTGTCAAATATTATCGGAGTCAGCAAATCGACATTTTATCGGAAGCTGACCGAAAAAGGCGAAAATTTCACCATTGGAGAAGCCAATGCAATAGCGAGGGCGCTGAACTTTACCGCAAGGGACTTCTCTGCGATATTTTTTGCCTAAATTGTCGCATATATGCGACGAAAGGCCGCGCGATGGAGGTGAATTGGAGAACACAAGAAAAAGGCACCGTCCTGCTGGAACAGGGCGATGCCGGAAGCGATGCGCCATACCGACCAAGGTTATCTGTCCACGTTCCCGGAGGAACGTCTGAGAAAGGCTGCATCATCGTTTTTTAGTTTAACTGATTTCCCCTCGGAAATCAAGTGGGCTATACAAGAGAAAGAAATCCAAGATGTCCGACATAAAAGTTGATGTTTCCAGCATCACGCCGGAAGCCCAATACCAGCTGGCAAAGGGATGTTTGGAATTTTACTTTTCCATCGTCAGTCAGCCCGGCGGGCGTGAACAGCTGGACGCATGGAAAGCTGAACACCTGAGAAAGGAGAGCCGCACATGACCCATGAGGAACAGATTTCTTTGTTTGAAGCACTTGCGTTGAATGGTGCATGGAGCAACGCGGCCTGCACCGGCTACTGTCTGCTGGCTATGCAGAGAGCCGGGCTTGACAAGAAGACCATCGAAAAGGTGCTGCATGAACTGCACTGGGCATTCGATGACACCAGCGTTGAGCAGGCCGAGAAGATCTATTGCGGTGGGGAGGAGTAAAGATGCAGGAATTGTTGATGTTCATGTACCACCTCACCCCCGAACAGGCGGCGGCTCGTGTCCCGCTGTTCCAGTTCTGGCTGACCGCTTTTGGAGCGGCTCTGCTGATCTGGCTGGACAGTAAGGGCGTGTTCGATGGTTTTGGAGCATGGCTCGCCTGTGTCCTCCGTGATACACGGGTAGGCGATCTGCTCCGAAAGTTTATGTGATTTCGGGCTTGTCCCGGTTGTTTTTCTGAAAGAAAAGGAGATTTCAATGAAGTACGGAAGAAGTTTGCAGGAGCTGGCGATTGAGCTTGACCGGCAGGCCAAGGTCAAAAAGGACTACGTTGCCACGGCGGGTGCTATGCAGATGACCGCCGTCAACGAGAACTTTGACCTCGTGATCGGAAACACTCCGTTCCAGCTGAACGAGAATGCCCACCGTCAGTTGGGATTGCAGCTGAAGATTCCGGCACCCTACTATGAGCGGATGCGGGCAGAGAACCCCGGCTTGCTGATGGCAAACGTCAATGGCTGGTTCCAGCAGTCCCCGGACACCCGCCGCATGGTGCGTACCCTCGACGGAACAGCCCGCGCCATCCTCTCCGACCGCTACCGTCGCATCGACAACTACGAGGTCGCCCAGACGGTCCTGCCGATTATTTCTGAAATGCAGGGTGCCCGCATTGAAAGCTGCGATCTGACCGATACCCGCATGTACATCAAGGTGGTCAATGAGCGCATCCAGACCGAGGTGGTGCCGGGGGACATTGTTCAGGCTGGCATCCTGATTTCCAATTCTGAGGTCGGCATGGGCAGCGTGTCCGTAAAGCCGCTGATTTACCGGCTTGTCTGCACCAATGGCATGGTGGCGGATGTGGGCGTTGGCAAGCGCCACGTTGGCCGCATCAATGAAAGCGTGGATGGCGATTTCGGGATTTTCCGGGATGAGACCATCGAAGCCGATGACCGGGCGTTCCTGATGAAGATTGAGGACACCGTTCGGGCGGCGGTCGATGAAGCCCGGTTCAATGCACTGGTGCAGAAACTCCGGGATGCCAAGGAAGCGCCCATTCTCCCGGCGGCGGCTCCCAAGGTGGTTGAGCTTGCGGCCAAGGAGTTCAACATCCGTCAGAACGAGAGCGAGGGCATTCTGGGGCATCTTATCGCGGGCGGTGACCTTTCCCTCTATGGTCTGGCAAACGCTGTCACACGGCACGCGCAGGACGTGCAGAGCTACGACCGCAGCACTGAACTGGAAGCCACCGGCTACAAGATCATCACCATGCAGCCCTCGCTGTTGAAGCGCTGGAATGAGGAGGTGAGTACCGTATGAGCGGCAGACACATGAATGCCCGGCCCAAAAGGCTGACCCGCAAGCAGAAAGAAGCCCTTTCTGCACAGGGATGGGATTCCCGGCAGTACCTTTTCATTCAGGACAGCCCGGATGCCGGCGGCTGGGTTCTGATGAACAAGACCACCGGCCATTATGTAATATTCAAAAATTGAAAGGAGAGTGCGATATGGCACAGGATACCGCATTGCAGGTCATTAAACTTCAGCAGTTGCCTATCATTGTCGAGCGGCTTCACAGTGTAAAGGCCGACATTGAGCGGCGCACCGCCGAAGCCACCTCGCTGATCTGCACCGAAGAAACCTACAAGAGCGTCAAGGAAGCCCGCGCCCAGCTTAACAAAGAATTCAAGGAGTACGAAGCCCAGCGCACGGCCATCAAGAACAAAATCCTTGAACCCTACAATGCCTTTGAGCAGGTCTACCGGGAGTGCGTGACGGAACCGTTCCAGCAGGCAGATGCCGAGTTGAAGCAGAAAATCACGGATGTGACCTCTGGAATTGTGGCTCAGAAAACGGAAGCACTCATGGACTACTACGGCGAGCTGGTGGAAGCCGCTGACATTGACTGGCTGGATGATTTGACCTACCGCCCGAAAGTCAACATGAGTGACAGCCTGACCGCTTTGAAAAAGCAGGCAAAGGCATTCGTGGACGGCATTGTGGCCGACGTGGCCGCAATCGAGGGCATGGACAACGCCGCCGAGATCATGGTGGAGTACCGCAGCAATCTGGACTTGCCCACCGCCATCAAGACTGTGGCTGACCGGCACAAGGCGCTGGAGGAACAGCGGCGGCGGGAAGAAGAGCGCCGCGCCCGGCAGGCAGAGCGGGAAGCCGCTGCCGAAAAAGCTCGCGCCGCAGTTGTGGCGGCTTCGGCGGTTGACCTGCCCGCCCCGGTGCAGGATCCGTCCGAATTGCCGGAAACCGGCACTCAGCCGGAACCGCAGCCTGAACTTCAGCCCATCCCGGCGGCTGAGCCTATCCTGATGACCCGCTTCTATGCAAAAGGCACCAAGGCGCAGTTGATCGGTTTGAAGAATTATCTGGAAAAGGAAGGTATTGAATATGGCAACTTATAATCAGATGCAGGTACAGCAGAAGCCCAAGTTCTCCGTGGCAATCACCACTAAGGGCTACCAGTCCTTGATCTCCAACACTCTGCGCGACCCGGCCCGCGCTCGCCGCTTTACGGCCAGCATCACCTCGGCGGTGGCAGTCAATCCCGCCCTGCAGGAATGCGATGCCGGCACGATTCTGGCCGGTGCCCTGCTGGGCGAAAGCCTGAACCTCTCCCCGTCCCCGCAGCTGGGTCAGTATTATCTGGTTCCGTTCAAGCAGAAAGCCAAGTATGACCGCAGCGGCAGGATGATTCGCCCGGAGAGCGTCACGGCCACTTTTGTTCTGGGCTATAAGGGTTACATCCAGCTGGCCCTGCGCAGCGGCCAGTACAGGGAACTTGACGTGATGGAGATCAAAGAGGGTGAGTACCTCGGCAAAGACTCCACGACCGGCAAGCCCAAGTTCCAGTTCATTGAGGACGACGACCAGCGGGATGCACTGCCCACGGTAGGCTATATGGCCTACTTCGAGTACCTCAACGGCTTCCGCAAGGCGCTGTATTGGTCGAAAGAGAAGATGATGACCCACGCCGATACCTATTCCAAGGCTTTCAGCCGCAAGATCTATGAAGACCTGATGGCGGGCAAAGTCCCGGAGAGCGAGATGTGGAAGTACTCCTCGTTCTGGTACAAGTCGTTCAACGACATGGCAAAGAAAACCATGCTTCGCCAGCTTATTTCTCGCTGGGGTGTTATGAGCATCGAAATGACGAAAGCCATGGAGAGCGACAATGCCGTGGCAACGGTGGCCGACAACAACGAGATCGTCACTGAGCCGGAACCGATGCCCGACGCATCCGAACAGCCGGAACTGCATACCGGGAAGCCTGAGGTGGGCGATGGGCAGGCATTGCCCCATGTGGACATTGCTCAGAGCGAACCCACGACCGCAGAGCCGGTGGTTGACCTCAGCTCGTTATGATCGACTACAACATCATCGCAACTGGCAGTAAAGGCAATGCGGTGGTGATTGACCAAAAAATCCTGATTGACTGCGGCGTTTCGTTCAAGGCGCTGTCGAAAGTATACCGGGCGTTGAAGCTGGTTCTGCTCACTCACATTCATGGTGACCACTTCCAGCCGACAACGCTCCGGCTTTTAGCGGAAAAACGCCCCACACTCCGCTTTGCGTGCTGTGCATGGCTGTGCAAGCCGCTGGTGGATGCAGGGGTGCCGGTCTCGCAGATTGATGTTCTGGAGCCGGGGCACATGTATGGATACGGCATCTGTAATGTCAGGCCCGATATGGTCAAGCACAATGTTCCGAACTGCGGGTGGAAAGTCTGGCTCCAGTCAGGAAAGCTGTTTTACTGCACAGACATGAACAATTTGAACGGCATCACGGCTCCAAACTATGACCTGTACATGGTGGAAGCCAACTACGATGACGCAGAAATCCAAGCCAAAATTGCTGAGAAAAAGCTGAACGGTGAGTACATTTACGAGCTGGGAGTGCTGCACAACCACATGAGCCTTGCCAAGATCAATGACTGGTTATACGCCAACATGGGGCCGAACAGCGCCTATATCTATATGCACTGCCATCAGGACAAGGAGGATGTCACATGACCGGGCGGCTGGTAGACATGGCTTTTACCCTCGGCGGGAAACAGCGGGTCACGCTGGAAATCAACGGCGACTTCCGGGAAATCTGGGACAAGCTCCATCAGGAGCCGGTTCTGGATGTGGAAATCAAAAAGCACAGGGAAAAGCGCAGCCTGTCAGCAAATGCGTATTTCCACGTCTTGTGCAACAAGATTTCTGCGGAGACCGGCGAGAGCGAGGATGCAGTAAAGCGGCGGCTCGTGGTTTCGTATGGAGCGCTTGCCCGCGACAAGGACGGCAAGCCTGTTGGCCTGAAACTCCCGCCGACCGTAGATCCCAGCGACTTTTACCCCTATGTCCGGCTCTATGAAACCCGGCAGGAAAACGGAAAAGACTACTCCTGCTATTTTGTCTACAAGGAAAGCCACAAGATGGATTCAAAGGAATTTGCCCGTCTTGTGGACGGCGCAATCGAAGAAGCCAAGGAACTGGGCATCCAGACGGATACCCCGGAACAGCTGGCTCGGTACAAAGAAGAATGGTCGAAATGACCGGAAAGGACATTTCTATGGTAATGATTTCGATTCCCTTTGAGGAATACAATGAACTTTTCCAGCTCCGGCTGGAACTGCACATGATTTATTCCAAGTGCAGGAAAGACGGCGCAATTGAAGCAGGCATGTTCGCTGATGAGCTCATGAAGATGCTGCATTCGGATATATTCCCTCTGAAAGCCGATGCCGTACCTGTGGCACCTGAGAAAGTGCAGAAGGTGATTTCTCATGCTGAACAGCTGTGATTTTCAGGGGCGGCTTGCAGCTGATCCTGAGCTGCGGACCACCCAGACGGGAAAGCAGGTGGCAAGTTTTCGCATGGCGGTTGACCGGGATATGGTGGATGCCAACGGCCACCGCACCACGGACTGGCTCACTTTTACCGCATGGGGCAAGACGGCGGAGTTCGTCAACAGGTATTTCCACAAGGGGAGCGCGGCTGTGGTTCATTCCCGCTGCCAGACGCGGCAGTATGAGGATAAGAACGGAAACAACCGCACAGCGATTGAGTTCGTGGTGGACAACATCTATTTTGCAGGGCCGAAGCAGGACAACCAGCAGGGGGCCGTGGATGATGGCGGGACGAACCCACCACCGGCCACCTATCGGAACGAGCAGCCGCAGCCCCAGCAGATGGGGTTTGCCACCCAGAGCCAGCGCCAGCAGTGGCAGGGAGCGGCCGATCATCCCGGCAATGTTCAGGTCAGCCAGAGCTTTTCTCAGGGCAGTGATGATGATTTCTCAGTTCTGGACGATGCCGATGATCTGCCGTTCTAAGGGGGTTCGTTGATGGCAACTGGTAAACGGTACTACTGGATAAAACTCAAGGATTCGTTTATGAATTCCGAGGTGGTCGATTTCCTGATGAGCCAGCCCAACGGTGCCAACTACGTTGTCCTTTATCAAATGCTCTGTCTCAAAACCATCAATACGGGTGGTCGCCTTACATGCCAGATAGGCGATGTCATCATACCGTTCGATATGGGAAAGATTCAGCGTGACTGCAAGTGGTTCTCGCTGGACACCATCCGCATTGCGCTGGGGCTTTATAAACAACTCGGACTTATCTATGAGGAACAGGACGGAACGCTAGTTCTTGTCAACCACGCTGAAATGGTCGGCAGTGAAACCGATTATGCTGAAAAGAACCGCAGAATGCGCAGTAATGCAGCAAACAAACGGTTACAGGCTGGACAATATAGCGGACACGAAAGTGGACACAATGTGTCCGCTGATTGTGGAGAAAATGTCCCCATAGATATAAGAGATAAGAGAAAAGATATAAGAGATATAGAGAATAGAGATAAAGACGCTGGTGCGGCGGCTGTCGATGCTGGCCTGTCTGAGATTATCCGCTCTTTCGAGGACAACATTGGCAGCTTTCCCCCGGCGGCGAGTGATGCCCTGATGGACTGGCGGCAGATTTTCACGGATGACCTCATCCTGCTGGCAATCAAAAAAGCTGCCCTGTCAGGGGTCCGCAGGTGGAATTACGTCAATGGAATCTTGAAGGCTTGGAAAAACGAGGGTGTAAAAACCCTTGGTGATGTACAGGCGCGTGACCAGCGGCGCAAACCAGCAGCAGACCAGCAGCAGAAGCGGTCCGCCGCCGAGGACTACGATTTTATTTTTGGAGGCTCAAATGACAGTTGAATGTTTGAAAAGCTCAATGCTGCGCATTGAGCGGTATTTCGGGAAGGAACTCTCGACCGATGAGCGTACAGCACGAGCGGAAGTCTACGCCGCTGCACTGAAAGAAATCCCGGACGATGTGGTTTCGGCGGCTCTTGTAAAAGCGCTGACGGTCTGCCGCTATCAGAACCAGCTCCTTGTGGACTGGTGTGCGGAAATCCGCAAGATTCAGGATGTTGGGCGTCCAACGGCGAACGACCTCTGGAACGACGCTGCTGTGGCCGCACGGAAAATCGAAGCAAACCTTTACTATATGCAAATCGGTGGCCTGATTACGGCTGATGGCAAGCTGAACCGCGACGATTTGAAGCGCCGCAATACTGAAATCTTTGCGGCTCTCCCGGTGGCAGTACAGCGGTGGGCTGGCTCCCCGGAAGATTTGAGCGACATTTTTTCCAGCCGGAGCACAGCAGATCTGCGGCAGTTCGTCCGGCCGGGGTTCGACCGGACCGTGGCCGACGCCCCCATCGAGAGCTTGAACCCCCCGGCACTGCCCGGCGGGGCAAAGGCTCAGATTGGAGGTTGAAATGCAGCTTCGTTCTATCGTGTCGCTGGCCTGTGCAGTCAGCCTTTTTACCGGCAGCGCCCTTGCCAGCGCGGTCTATACCCGCCGGGTAGACGAACTCACCATGGAGCGGGACATTTACGCCAGCCAGAAAGAAAACTGGATGAACAAGGCCGTGGAGCGCAAGGAAACCATTGAGCAGATGCAGACCGAGGTTGAGCAGCTCACGGACACGCTTGCCGCAGATCAGAGCATTGCCCTTACATACGCAGGAGAGTTTCACTGCACAGCCTACTGCTCCGAGGAATACCCGCATATCTGCGGGGAGGGGCAGGGCATCACATCCAGCGGTGCCAAGGTTCAGCCGGGCGTGACGGTGGCCGCTGACACCAGCATCTTTCCCTATGGCACGGTCATTCTGATTGAGGGCGTAGGGATGAGGGTGGTTCAGGATACCGGCTCACTCATCAAGGAAAATGCCTTAGATGTGGCCGTTGGCACCCATGCGGAAGCGATTTCGTGGTCGGGCTGGGGTTCTCACAAGGTCTGGATTGTGACGGGAGGTGAGACGGATGCCGCTGAATGAGTACGGCGAAAAGCTGGATTCCAACGGCTATGCACCCAGCATCCTGCATGATAAGCCGGTCTGCCTGATCTGCGGGCGGTATGGCACAGCACGGCATGAGGTGTACTTCGGGAGCGCCTACCGGGCAAAGAGCAAGCGTCTGGGCCTGTGGGTGACGCTTTGCCCGTGGTGCCATCAGAACGGCCCGACCGCCATCCACAACAACCATGATGCTGATCTTCGGCTGAAGCGCTGGGCGCAGAAAAAGGCTATGGAACACTATGGCTGGCCGGAAGCCCGGTTTATTCAGGAATTTGGGAGGTCGTATTTATGAGTGAAAAATGCCCGATTATTGCCATTGATCCGGGCAACAGGCAGAGTGCCTACTGCGTTATTGACTGCAACACCTTGAAGCCGCTGGAGTTCGGCAAGGTCGATAACGAAGAATTGCGCAACAAACTGGTTTTTGCCAATGAACAGGGCTGGCAGTGGGCGGTCATTGAAATGGTGGCTTCCTACGGCATGGCCGTGGGCAGGGAAGTTTTTGATACCGTCCTCTGGATTGGGCGTTTCTATGAAGCATTGTCCATCCAGATGGCGCAGAAGCCGCGGCTTCTCTGCCGCATCGAAGAAAAACGGCACATTTGCCATGACAGCCGGGCAAATGACCCGGCCATCCGGCGGGCGCTGATTGACCGTTTTGCAACCCACGATTTGAAAAACGGAAAAGGCACCAGCAAAAACCCAGATTTCTTTTATGGCTTCAAGGCGGACATCTGGGCGGCATACGCCGTCGGCCTGACCGCCATCGAAAACCACAACAACGATTACAAAATTTCATCTGATTGCTGAAAGGAGTACATACCATGAGCGAAATTTCCAACTACGAGGCCCAGAAGAAAAAGCTGCAGGGCCTGTGCGATGAGCACAACTTCACGTTCCGCTTCTTCAAGGACCGCTATCCCATCACGCTGGTGATCACCCCCATCAATGACGTTGCCACCCAGATGGATATGCTGGGCAATGTGGAAGAAACCGGCTATTGCAGTCAGGATTCTTCTATGTGCTGGTACTTTGAGAACAGCGAGCTGAAGACCAAGGTCAAGGGTACGTTCAGCATCGACAAGGTTCTCCGCACCAAGATTGAGAACATCCTGCTGAAGATGATCTCTTTCTGGCAGCAGTTCTTCTTCCGTGACCTGATGGAGAACGGCAAACTCCGCAATTTCGGCGTGCCGGTGCCTGATGTGCCGGATTCCAATTCTCAGAGGGATTCCAAGCAGGACACCAAGCAGGAGACCCCGCAGGACGACACCGACGATGAACCGGCCGAGGACTCCGCTGAGGACGATACGGAGGAATAACCGATGGCAAAGGCAACGGCAGTGCGAAATATCCGGGACGACCACCAAAAAGCATTCCTGAAAATCTTCAACAGTCTGTGCGGCCGGTTCAATCGGTGGCAGGTCTGGCAGGACTTCGTGATGGTGACCGCCATTGAGATTTCCAATGCCACCGACAAACAGAATGCTCCAGAGCGCACCAAAACCTATCAGACCATCATTTCCAAGTACAGCGATGCCGAGCAAAATAAATTTGCTGAATTGCTGGCCGAGGTCATCATGGGAATGGAGCAGAACCCCGACCAAGATTTTTTAGGGGAACTGTACATGCTCTGTGAGCTGGGCAACGATGCATCCGGGCAATTCTTCACCCCGTATGACGTTTGTAGGTGCATGGTGGAAATCTCCGGGGGAAGCGACCCGGCGGCAGAGAATGCCGGATTCTTTTCGGTTTCGGACCCGGCCTGCGGTGCGGGCGCACTGCTGATTGCTTTTGCCAAACTGTGCAGGAGAAAAAATATCTGCTACCACGACAAGGTGCTTTTTGTGGCGCAGGATATTGACCTGATTGCAGGACTGATGTGCTACATCCAGCTCAGTTTTTTAGGCTGTGCTGGATATGTAGTCATCGGGAACACCATTACAGAACCAAGCACCGCGTATGATCGCCGTGGGCTGCTCCCGGCGGGGCCGCAAAGCAGGATTTGGTACACACCGTTCTTTTCTACGGACATTTGGTTTCTGCGCCGCCAGTGGGCGCAGATAGAACTTCTGATGAAGCCTGTCTGCCGCCAGACCGAGCAAGCAGAGCCGGAACACAAAAAGGATGATGCTGCACCGCCGTTGTGTGAGACCAAGACCGGGCAGCTCACATTTTTCTGAAACCATGGAGGAAAATAAATCATGGCAGAGATCACGAACATTGCGTGCAGGAGACTGCATCCGCACCCTGACAACCCCCGCAAGGAACTGGGGGATTTGACGGAACTTGCCGCCAGCATCAAAGAGAACGGCATCTTCCAGAACCTGACCGTTATCCCCGGCCACTACCTCAACAGCCGGGAGTACATTGCGAAGTGCGTTGACGAGGGCGGGGATGCCGCAGCAGCAGCGGCAGCATGGACACCCAAGGCTGTGTGGTCCAGCGATGACTACACCATCATCATCGGGCATCGCCGGGCCGCGGCCGCACAACAGGCAGGATTGTTTGAAGTGCCCTGCGTGGTCGTGGAAATGGACGAAAGGGAACAGCTGCAAACCATGATGATTGAGAACATGCAGCGTAGTGACCTGACTACCTATGAGCAGGCGCAGGGCTTCCAGCTGATGCTGGATCTGGGCGATACGGTAGAGCAGGTGGCATCCAAGTCTGGCTTCTCCCAGTCCACCATCCGCCGCAGGGTGAAGCTCCTTTCTCTTGACCGGGATGCGTTCCGCCGGGCAGAACTTCGCGGCGCCACTCTTTCGGACTACGCAGAGCTGGATAAGATTGAGAGCGTTGAGGACAAAAATAAGGCGCTGGAAGCTCTTGGCACTCAGAACTTCCGCCGGGTGATGCAGGAAGTTCTGGAAAATCAGAAGTGGGAACACCGCAAGGCTGAATGGATTGCAGACCTCAAGAAATTTGCAATCGAAGACCCGAATGCTACTTATCAGACCCACGAACACGTTACCGGGTACAGCAAGTGGAACATCACCAAAGATGTTGTTGTGCCGGAAGATGCAGATCATGTCCAGTATTTCTACAAGGTGAGCAGTGGGCAGATTGATTTGTACAAGACCCGTGATGTGGCCGCAGAGGATGCCGAAAAGGCAAAGCGGGATGCCGCCCGCGAGGAAGAACGCATGATTGGGGAAAGTTTCCACAACATCACGGAACTTATGTTCAATCTCCGCCGTGAATTCGTGGTGGAGCTGACTCCTACCGATTGCAAAAAGGGCTTCCCGGCTATTGCCCGCTACATGGCCTGTGCCGCAGACGATAATTTTGATTTAGACCTGACGCTGATTGGAAACATCCTCGGTGTGGAGCTGTCGCAGGAATTTGTGGACAGTTCCGGCAAGGACTGGTACAAGATTCTGGATGAGGATGGGGTCTACGGTACGATGCCGGAAAAGGTGCTGCTGGCGCTTGCCTATTCTTCGATGGATAGCAGCTATTGCGGTTACTGGAGTAAGGACTGGAATGTTGAGAGCCAGAAATATGTGTACGCTTATCGTGAAAATCCGACACTGGATGCCACCTATGAAATGCTGATGGCGCTGGGGTATGAGATCAGCGACGATGAGCAGGCGCTGAGGGACGGCACCCACAAGATTTTCCGGGAGTACGGCCCCGATGAAAAGAAATGGTCGAATTGTGACTACTGCAAGGCGGCACACCCGAACTGCGATAAGTGCTGCAAAGCCTGTGATGAACCTTGCAATGCCGCTCAGGCTTGCAAGAAAGACGAAGAAAGGATGGAAAATAATGACTGAGAAAACTATGGTGGCTATCTCCGTTTCTGCACTGGAGCGTTTGGAGCAGAGCGCTGTGAAGTTGAGCCTGATTACTTTTTGTCTGCGCCATGAGGAACTCAAGGCTACACCTGATGCGGCAGAGATCCACAGCATCAAGTCTGACCTGAGCCGGGCATTGCGGGAGGTCAGCGCCAATGCTGCTGCCTGCGCGCTGACCGGCGGCATCCCGGAAAAGGCAAAGGCAAGCCCCCCTGCGGGGGCAGAGCCTAAGCGTGTTCAGCGGAAAGAAATCCCCAAAGGTACGGCCTACGGTGTCCTGCGCCTGCGCTGCCCGAAATGCGGGGATGTGTTTGGCCGGTTCCTGCGGGAGCCCAGCGCCAGTGTGACCTGCCGTTGCGGTGGGGAAGTTCAGCTGGACAACCTGACACGGTATGAGTTCACCTGCCCCTGCTGTGACTTTGAAGCCCGCGGCCGCACCAATCTGGAAGACCCCGAAATCACGGTGCCCTGCAAGTGTGGCAACCCGGTCACGATGAAGTGGGACCGCAACAAGCGTATGTACCATGAATGAGGGCGGAAGCAATGACACTTGTGGGTGCCGCTGTTAGAGCCGCCGGAGGAAGAAAAGCAATGAAAGAAAAAACCATCACGGTTTCGCATGAAGTGTCACCGGAATATGGAAAATGTAGTTTCGGTGGGGACTTTTGGGGAAAAGAAGTGTGCAAGTACCATGCACTTCGTACCCAGACACACGGAAATAAGGCACCGCCGGAATATAGAAAACCTAAGTGCCTGTTATTCAACTGCTGGCTTGATGAACCGTACAAAAAGTGCGAGATGTGCCGCAAGGCGTGCGCGGAGGTGGACAGGAAGTGAAAGAAGAAATCCGTGCTCGATGCCCTTTGTGCGGCGGGGAAATTATAGTTTCCGAGTATTATCAGACATCACGAGATTACAAAGTTCTGATGAACGGGAAACTGTCCAAACGGTACATCGTCACCGATGCCGGTCCCATAAATTCGATGACAGCATCATGCGGCAGTTTTTGCGGCGCATACTGGGAGAATGAGGAGTTTGACATTTCCGAGGACGGAATGTTTTACGATAAAAAATATTTGGAAGAAGAGGTGTGCACATGAAAGCAGTCCTTATCAGCATCAAGCCCAAGTGGTGTGACCTGATCCGGCGGGGGCGCAAGACGGTTGAGGTCCGCAAGACCTGCCCGAAGCTGGAAGTGCCGTTCAAGGTTTATATCTATGAGACCATGGATGGCGGTCGTGGTAGCGGCCTTGTTTTCGGCGAGTTCGTCTGCAACGGCTTTGATGTGTTCAGGCCGATCGGCAAGGGCATCAGCATCAAGCGTTTCCCGGCGCTGTACGAAAGCTGCCTGACCCTTGATGAAATCGTAAAGTATGCGCAGGGTGAGCCGGTATATGGCTGGCAGATCTCTCAGCTGAAGCTCTACGAGGAGCCGCTCAAGCTGGAGGATTTCTCCCGGCACGGTTTCTGTGGCATGAACGGGACTGGCGTTTGCGGCAATGCAGACTGCGAGAACTATCAACCGTCTGGCAACTATATGGAGCCGCCCACCTGTGCAGTCAATGGCTGCATCCTGTATGAAGCGCCGCAGAGCTGGTGCTATGTGGAGGAAAGGAGAGATTCGGAATGAAGTGGATTCAGATCACCGATGTCATAAAGTGGATTGCTGTGTGCGTTGCAATCTCCATTTCTGTTTATGTGACAAGGGATGGAAGATACCTCTGGTTTCTTCTCATCCCTGCATTCCTGATTTAAGTGGGGTGATGGCAATATGAGAGATTGTTCTATATGCAAGGCGAGGGCGTACTGCTGGGAAGCAGTTGAACCCGGCTCCATCATGTGCGGCATCAACCTGATGCAGCATGGTGGGACGAAAAGTGAACCCGAAACGCCGCGGTCGATAAGCGTGAAGCTGAGTCCGACCTTTTGCGCGTACTGTGGTAAGCCGCTAAAAATTATTGGGACAGAGCGCTTCTGCAACAACGTCCAGTGCTTCAACCGCTTTCAGAATGTATAAAGGGGGATGCCTGATGTCAAATTTTCAAAAAGATGTCCAGCTCCTCACTGATTTGCAGGAGCTGATCTCCGATGCAGAGCGCACCGCCAATATGCCGGGGTATGCGGGGGCTGTGTTCAATGCAATCTCCCCGGCGCTGAAAGCGGCCATGCCGGCAGCACAGAAGAAAGCCCGGCGGCAAATCGATGTGCTGACCCGCGCCAAAGAACGGCTGATGGAGCTGATGGAGGAACCGCAGAAATGACCAACGGTGACTTTATCCGCTCGATGTCGGATGCAGACATCCGGGAAAACTTCACCCAGCTGCTCTGTGAATTCGTCCAGCGGAAGCAGACGAGCCGTTGCCGGAGCAGAGAACATTGCTTCCACTGCATCAAGGACTGGCTGAAAGAAGAAAGCGTGGCGCTTAGGAGGGCCGATGATGACACTGAATGAGATTCGCAAGCTCCGGGGGATGACCCTCAGCGAGTTTAGCCGGAAGTCAGGGCTGTCCCCGCATACTGCACGGAACCTGATGGGCTACAGGGAACTCTACGGAAATCCTCGGATGGACACGATGGTGGATGCGGCGCGGGCGCTGAATGCGGTCGTGACGATCACCCCCAAGGGCGTGACGATTCGCGCCAGAAAGGAAAGCGCATGACTCCTATTCCATTCCGTGAGCAGAACATCACCTATAACCCGCCGGAGGGCATGGAAGACAAGTGCGAAGCGCTTCCAGCTTTCCGGGGAGAGGGACAGGTGATCTCCTGCTGGCATCTTACATTATGGGAGCGCATCAAGCTCCTGCTGACCGGGCGGCTGTGGTTCTCGGTGATCGGCAATGGACAGCCGCCTATCTGGCTGGGCGTGGATTGCCCGTTCATCCGTAAATAATCCGACTGCAAGACCTGTATTTTTGCCGTAAAATGTGCTAAAATAATTGGGTAGCACCTCTACAAATTGGAGGCCGCGCACATATTACTGGAGGTCAGGTATGACGGTGCAAGAGCTGTCCAGATACTTAACGCTTCGCAAGCAGATTGATGAGGACAAAGAAATCTACGAGAACATGTGCCAGAAGATGGGGCCAGCATCCCCGTCACTGTCAGGAATGCCCCATACTCCCGGTGTTCGTGACAAGGTTGGTGATCTGGCCGCAGACCTGGCAGATTTGGATGCCGGCATCAAAGAGCTTGAAGCCGAAGCCGAGAGGGTGCTTCCAGCAATAGAAGAATTCTGCGTGTCGATTTCAGACCCGCGGATGCGCCTGATTTTCAGGCTCCGTTTCGTGCGGTGCCGCTCATGGGCAGAGATCGCAGGGACGCTCGGACGGTACTATACCGAAGCCGGAGTGTGCAAGATGGCATATAATTACCTCAAAAAGATAGCCTGAACCAAATTCAAAAAGCCGCTGCTTCAGTGTGAAAATGCTGATTCAGCGGCTTTTTCTTTTGCTTGCCTGCCACGGGTGGAAAGCGTAGTTTGTCAGATGACTTCCAATGGTTTCTGATGGGTTCCAATGACTTCCAATCGGTACGAATGCTTTCCAATGCTTTCTGATGACGCAAGGCGCAAGGCATGGTATTATTATGCTACAAAATCCTAAACAAAGCCGGGCGGTGCAGATCATCTGATGTGCGCCGCCATTTTTATGGGAAGGAGGATTTTTCCGCCCCGCGTTGCTCCTTTGCGCGGGAAATCGTGCTTCCAGTCATCCCCGGTTCGCCGCCGGGGCTGTCTGAAAGCAGGTCATCATAAGGAGCAATTCATGGAAATCAGAAAAGTACCTATCAGCCTGCTCAATGCAGCACCCTACAATCCGAGAAAGGATTTGCAGCCCGGCGACCCGGAATATCAGAAGATTGCCCGGTCAATCGAAAAGTACGGCTGTGTTGAGCCTATCATCTGGAATGAGAAGACTGGCAACGTGATTGGTGGTCACCAGCGCTTGAAAGTGCTGGCGGCGACCGGCGCGGTGGAAGTGGATGTCAGTGTGGTGCAGCTGTCCCTTGAGGATGAAAAGGCCCTGAATCTGGCGCTGAACAAAATCAGCGGCCAGTGGGACAATGAAAAGCTGTCTGCCGTCCTGCAGGATCTTTCTGCCGGCTTCGATGTTGAGGTGACAGGCTTCGACCAGCATGAGGTTGACGCACTGGTTGCATCCTTTGCGGAGAGCGGCCATGAGTACGAGCTTCCCGGCTCTGAACCCTATATCAATAATTTCTTTGATTCCGGGGTTCAGGCAAAGCCCAAGGCCGAGGAACCCGCTGCCGCCCCTGCACCGGAAGCCCCGGCACAGGATGCAGAGATGCACCCAAACGCTGCACCCGCACCCAATGAGGTGCAGGCAGTCCAGCCCGGCGGGAAAAAGACCGTCATTGTGCCCGATCTGTCTGAACAGGACGCAACCACCCTCGTGGACGTTCTCAAGGACATGGGCTTTGCGTACCGTCTGGAGGATGCGGCATGACACACTATGTGATATGCGCACTTCAGATGGAGGGCTTTCACTGCTGGCCGGAGGCTGATGGAGAACTCGCATATCTCAAAAACTCGCACCGTCATATCTTTTTTATTACGGCAGAGTTTCCAGTTCGCAATGCAAACCGTGAAATAGAAATCATCAGCCAACAGAATGCAATCAAGCGCTATCTTCTCTCCAAGTATGGGGATGAGGATGGCGCTTGTCATTTTGGGCGGCGCTCATGTGAGGACATCGCCGCTGAAATCCTGAACCAGTTTGAAAACTCCACATCCTGCACCGTCCTTGAAGATGGGTTTGGGGGTGCGCGAGTTGTTCGATAACAACATCAAAGTGCATTTTGCCGGGAGCGACGGCGGAGAGATATTCTACGCCGCCCTGCTGGCAGCACAAACCAAATACCGGCTGTTTTCCTGTTACAAGTACATTCTCAAGCGCCGCCCGGATGATGATTTCCGGCTCCCGGCGGACCATGTAATCCGTGTGCAGGACACAGTCAACCGCCATGTGATACAGGATAGCGGCCTGTTCACGCTGATGTTTGGTGCTGGGAAAGGGCAGATGCAGACGTTGGAAAGCCTGACCGAGTGGCAGGACAAGCTCATAGCATTCGTGCAGCAGAACGATCTCCGATGCACCTGCGTCGAGCTGGACTGCCAGAAAGTGCTGGGCGTGAGGGAAGCGTGGTACTTCCGGGAGCGGATGAAGAAGCTGCTGGATAACCCCCAAATCAACGTATTCCATTTTGAGGATGGGATGCGGGGACTGGACAGCATGATAGATTTCAGCGACTACATAGCCCTGAGCATCCCGGAGCTGCGCATCATCAAGCCGAAGACGTTCCGGGAGGACACCCGCTATCTGACCCACTACATCAAAAACCGCAAACCTGAGATCGACATCCACCTTTTGGGATGCACCGATGTGAAGATGATCGCACAGAACAGCTTCTGTACCTCTGCAGACAGCACCAGCTGGCTATCCGGGGTTAAATACGGCTGGTTCGATGATGGAAACCAAAAGGCACATATCAATCAGTTCCGAAAAGACCTCATAGAACAGCGGCTATCCGCGGTGAGGACCATTACAGAGGGCAGGGGGCTGGAGCTGACAGATAAAACGCTTCTCTATGGAGCGAGAGCCAGCCTGTGCGCCACCATCTGCAAACAGAAATATACACGAGCCGCAGGCTCACAAGAATAGGAGCAAAAATGAAAAAGACAAACGAGAATTTGGTGATTCTGATTACGTTGTTTGCAATCAGCATCGTCATTGCCAATGTGACCGGCGCACGAACCATTACCACCGGCCTGCATATCGGCCCCATCGAGCTGGCCTTGAGCGGCGGTGCCATCACCTATGCCGTCACATTCCTCTGCACAGACATCATCGGCGAGATCTGGGGCAAGGCCACGGCCCAGCGCGTGGTGAAGTATGGCTTTATCGGCCAGATTTTTGCCACCGCCTGCATTATGATTACCGGCGTTTTTCCTGCAACGGATGCCGTCATGGACAATGCCTATCAAACCCTGCTGGGGCAGAACTGGATCTTCGTCATCGGCAGTCTGTCCGCATACCTCGTTTCCCAGTCGTGGGATGTGGCCGTATTCCATGCAATCCGTGACCGCTACATTGCCAAGCATGGCAGCACCAAGGGTGGCCGCTGGCTCTGGAATAACGGCAGCACCATCACGAGCCAGATCTGGGACACGGTGATCTATGCGGTCATCAGCTTCGGCTTCGGTCTGGGCTGGGTGCATACCCACGAGGGCCGGATGCAGCTTATCGGTATCATCATCGGGCAGTATCTTCTGAAAGCCTGTCTGGCGCTGTTGGATACTCCTTTTTTCTATTTCTTCACAAGAAATGCAGACCGCCGCTGACGGCATCATGTAGCGTGCGCTCTGTGTTCCGCCTGCCAGTTTGAGCAGAAACAAACAAAGGAGGATGGTGACTATGTAGATGGACAAGCGGGATAAAGGCTACACCCTGTATAAAAAAGGGCTGTCCTGCACCGAGATTTCCAAGAAGTTGGATGTGTCTATCAACACGGTAAAGTCATGGCGCAAGCGCTACTGGACGCAGGGTGCAGATGCACCCGCAAAACGCACCCTGCACCCAGAGGATGCACCCGCCGCACCTGACCCTGATACAAGACCAAAACAGGGCGCGCCGCCGGGAAATGTCAATGCCGTTGGAGCAGGTGCGCCAAAGGGCAACCGCAATGCCGTCAAGCATGGTGGGTGGTCTGAACTGATGTTCCGAAGCTGGACAGAGGAACACCGTCAGCTGCTGGATGCCTGTGACGAAGATGTGGATGCAGAAGAACTGCTCATAAATGAGCTGAAATTGCTGACCGCCCGCGAGGGCTATCTGCTGGAGCGTATCTCCCACTATTCCAAAGAGGGAGCCTATGTTCAGACGCAGACCACATCCAAGAGAAGCAGGAACTTCAAGCGGCTGGATGGTGACACTGAAAAGGAAAAGAACGATTTGCAGTCCTATGTGAAAGCCATTGATGCCAAAGTAGCCGCCGGGGAGCGTTTGCCGGGCAATGAAACCCTGACAAATTCCACTCTGGAAGCGTCCTACCTCATCATAGAGCGCTTGAACAAGCTCCTGACCGATGTGCAGCGGCAGAAAGCCCAGTGCATCAAACAGCTGGCTGAACTGCGCAATATGAGCGGCGGCGGAAAGAGCGAACTGGTTGACGACTGGGTAGCAGCCATTCAGGCCGCAGAGGAGATGGACGATGACGCGCCGTGAGTTTTTCCAAAGAAGAATACCGCGGTACCGCAAAGACCCGCTCCTGTTTTTCAAGGAAGTGACTCACTTTGAGCCGGATCCATGGCAGCGGGAAGCGGCTGTGGCGGTATCACAGCATCGGCGCGTTGCCATCCGTTCCGGGCAGGGCGTGGGCAAAACGGCACTGGAAGCAAATCTTATGTGGTGGTTTATTGCCTGTTTTTCCTACCCGCGCATCGTCTGCACCGCACCAACGATGCAACAGCTGGACAACGTCCTGTGGGCGGAAATGGCAAAGTGGCTTGACGCAAGCCCGGTGCTTCAAATGATGTTCACATGGACGAAGACCCGCGTGTACATGAACGGCTATGACCGCCGCTGGTTTGCCGTCCCGCGTACAGCCACAAAGCCTGAGTCCCTGCAGGGCTTCCACGAAGACAATATGTTTTTCGTGATTGACGAAGCATCCGGTGTTGCTGACCCCATCCTTGATGCCATTGGCGGCACCCTGACCGGTGCCAACAACAGGCTTCTCTATTGCGGGAACCCCACAAAGGCGACTGGCGGCTTCGCTGAGAGCTTCCAAGGGGACGGCATGGACTGGTACTGCATGACGGTATCAAGCCGTGACAGCCCCCGCACCAGCAAGGAAAACATAGCTGCCCTCGAAAAGAAGTACGGCAAAAATTCCAATGTGGTGCGCGTCCGTGTAGACGGCCTGCCGCCGATCGCGGACAGTGATGTGTTCATACCCAGCTACATTGCGGAAAAGGCCACCATGAATGAGCCGCTTCCGCATGACAGTCCGGTGCGACTCTCCATCGGCTGTGACGTTGCCCGTTTTGGTGATGACTGCACCGTCATTGCCCCCAACATAGATGCTGACGTTCAGGAACTGAAAATTCGGAACGGACAGGATCTGTGGGCAACGGCAGAGGACATCATCTTTGAGTATCTTTTCCTGCTGGAGAAGTACCCGAAGTACCCCGGCATGGTCTATGCCATCATTGATGATACCGGTCTGGGCGGCGGCGTGACCGATATTCTGCGCCATGAAAGGGAAGCCAGAGGGCTGAACCAGCTTGAGGTTATCCCGGTGAACTTCGGCGCATCCGTGCCGCAGGAGGATGCAGCCGCCAACTATGCCGACATATCCACATGGATGTGGTCACTGGTTCGTGACATGGCACAGAGCGGGCGGCTACACCTGCCCAATGATACAGAGCTGATTGCCCAGCTTTCCACGCGAAAGTACGCTTTTGCCGGAACACCGCCGAAGCTGAAGCTGGAGAGCAAGGACATTATGAAGCGGCGCGGCCTGCCCAGCCCTGACCGGGCGGATGCCGTGGCGCTGTCCCTGTATCAGCCCATCACCTACACATGGGAAATCGGATAGGAGGAAACAACAGAAACATGGCAGTATTTGGATTCGGACGGCGCAATGCCGTTGGGCGGCAGTACAATGGCGGGAACGTCAGCGTTATGCTGCCCCGGTACACTACGCCGCCTGAGCGCAATACGCGGGACTGGCTGGAAATGTTTGGCCGCAACCCGCGTTTGGCGGTTGTGGATCGCATTGCTTCCGACCTGTCCACCTGCGCCGGTAAGCTGTACCGCAAGGATGAAAACGGGGAAGAAGTGGAAATCACGGACCATCCCTTTTTGAATTTCATGGCGCATCCGAACCCCCTCTATGAAATGACTTGGGGTGCGTGCTGGCGGTTGCAGCAGATCTATCTGGAACTCAAGGGCGAGGGCTACTTCGTCTATGAATTTGATGCCCTCGGTCGTCCGGTGGAGCTGTGGCCGCTCCCTACACATTGGGTGCAGCAGACCCCCTATGTGGGCTACCCCTACTATGAAATCAGAACGACCGGCGGACTCATCCGGCAAATCCCGGTGGACGATATTTTCTGCATGAAAGAACTGAACCCGCTTGACCCCTACAAAAGAGGTCTCGGTGCGGCAGAGTCCCTTGCAGATGAGATCGAGACGGACGAGTACGCGGCAAAATTCCAGAAGAAGTTCTTCTACAACGATGCCACTCCGACCACGCTGATCTCGATGCCGGGAAGCAGTAAGGATCAGCGCGACCGTTTCAGGTCCGAATGGAATGAGCGCTTCCGGGGACCGTTCAACTCCCACGGCATTGCCACGGTGGACGGCAACGTGACCGTGACGAAGCTGGCCGAGAACATGCGCGACATGGATATGACGGAGGGGCGAAGGTTCCTCCGGGATGCCGTGCTTGAGCATTTTGGTGTTCCGCGTGAAATTATGGGCATCACGGAGAGCAGCAACAGAGCCACGAGCGAAGCGGCTCAGTACATCTATGCCCAGAACGTCATCATGCCACGGCTCAACCGCCGGGAAGAAGCCATCAATACACAGATTTTGCCGTTCTATGGCAATGATCTTGTCTGGCATTTTGATGATGTGGTCCCGCGCTCGCAGGAATTTGACAAGGCCAAAGGCATTGACGGCTGGAATGCCGGGCTTTTGACCAAGGATGAAGCACGCGAACTGCTGGGCATGGAACCCTGCAAGACCGGCGGTGACTGTTTCAAGATCACCATTTCCGATATGTTCATCGGCTCCAACGATGACCCGGCGGAGGTGACGACCGACCTGATGCAGGAAAGCACAGATGAAGTCGAAGTCACGGATGATGAAGATACCGGCGGGATGCTGTTTATGAGTGACCGCTGTGAGCATGAAGAAAAATCCCGCACGCAGAACATCGGCAATCTGCTGGCGGCCGCCCAGAAAGCCCAGAGAGCGAAGTTTGAAGTTGCCACGATGAAGTTCTTCAAGCAACAGCAAAAGCGGCTCTCCGGCTCTCTGAGCGGCACTGAGAAAGCAGACTGGAGCGTGTGGGATGTCTTGATGCCCTACATCACGGAAAACCATGTGGAAGACAGCGCCGCATGGTCTGCCCTCGGTGAGCAGGAGCAAAAAAATCTTGTGGAGCAGTTCATTGGTGGTCTTGTCAACTGGCCGTCTGAGGAAACGGCAATGGAGGAAATCTTCAAGCCGCTTTGGAAGCAGACCTATGATGAGGGTACCCGGATTGCAAAACAGGCCTACAATATCCGCGGTGTTGACCGCCCGGAGCTGCTCAGTCAGGCAAAGCTCCATGGTGGGCAGCGTGTCCGTCATGTGACACAGACCACCAAGGAAAATATCTCCCGCATTGTAGCCAATGGCATTGAAGCCGGTATTGGCCGCGAAAAGATGGCGGATGAGATTTTGCAGGAGTATGAGATCCAGACCCGGAGTAGGGCTCGGCTCATTGCAGATCAGGAAACAGTTATGACGCTGGAGACCGGCCACTATGACATGATGCAGAAAAGCGGCGCCACCACAAAGACGTGGCATCACCGCCCGCAGAAGGACCCTCGTGATGGTTCCGATGGCGGTCCGAACCATGTCAAGATGGACGGAGAGACCGTGCCGATCGATGCCCGGTTCTCCAACGGCCTGCGGTATCCCTGCGACCCGGAGGGACCTGCACGCGAAACCATCAAATGCAGGTGCTATGTCACCTACAACAGATAAAGGAGGGCGTGAGAGTGGTATTCACGCGAGAAGACGCAGCTCGTGCTGCACAGAACATCGGCATTGATTTCAAAAAGGAAACATTCCAGCTGGAAGACCTGCTGAACGGCATGAACACAGAGCTTGCCCGGCACGGTACCAAGGCAGGAACGGTCGATGTTACACATGATGACCCCACAATGACGGCGAAGCTGGCAGTTGCAAATCTGCGGGTATCGCCGTCTTATTATTCCCAGCGCGTGGGGAAAAGCGCATGGGAACGCTCCCTTGCACGGGGAGTAAAGCACAAGGGCGCAAAGACCGAGTACAAAACCGTGGAGTTTGAACTGGAGGGCTTTGACGATAAAGAGGGCACATTCTCCGGCTATGGAGCTGTGTTCTCCAATATCGACAGCGGCGGCGACATTATTGAGCCGGGTGCCTTCACGAAGACCATCGCCGAGGGCATCGGCCGGGTGAAAATCCTGTCCGGGCATAACGATAGTCTGCTGCCGATCGGCATTCCTACCGAACTCCGCGAGGATGCAAAAGGTCTTTTTATGAGCGCAAAAATCAGTGATACCACTCTCGGCAGGGATGTGAAGACGCTGATCCATGACGGCGTTCTGTGCGAACTCTCCATCGGCTATGACCCGGTCGTGTTTGACTACGATGAGAACGGCATCCGCCACCTCCGCGAAGTCAAGCTCTGGGAAATCAGCGTTGTCACATGGGCAATGAACGAACAGGCGGTCATTACGGACCACAAATCGGATGATGCGGCAACCCGCATCGAAGCAGAAGCACAGGCCATCGTTACCGAGGTAAAGGCTGGGCGCAAAATTTCTGCTTCCCGCATGAAGTCCCTCAAGGATGCCTGCACGTCCATGAAAGCCGCCACAAAGCTGCTGGATAAGATCATTTCGGAAGCGCAGGGTGACAACGGCAAGGTGCATCCCCCGGTAAGCGCACACAAGTCCGTGGAACGGAAATCCGTTCCGAAGAAAACTGTAGAAATTATTTTTTGACACAGGAGGAAAAATCAATGCGTCTGAAGAACAGAAAGAAGTCCGCAGCCGCCATCAAGTCTATGAAGGTGGGCACCGATGAGCTGAAAGACCTCATCAAGGGCGCCGTCAAGGAAGCCATGGGCGAGGAGGACGATACCGGCGATGATGGTAGCGATGCTGCCGCCGCGCTGGATGGTATTACGGCGGAGGATATGGCTGATATTATCGAACAGGCCGTGGACAATGCCAACGAGAAGCGCAAGTCCCGCAAGGATGCCGGTGAGGAAGTCGGCGACCTGACGGCCGATGAAGTCATTCAGGAGGCCGCTGAGATCATCGATGCCATGACCGCAGATGAGGGCATGGACGACGATGAAGCCGATTCCGAGGGCAAGGATGACGATGAGGCTGATTCCGGTGAAAAGGACGACGACGAAGCCGCTTCTGAGGATGATGCCAAGCGCCGCAAGTCCGCCGCATTCCGCCGTCAGGTGAAGTCCGGCACTGCCCCTGCCCAGCGTAAGTACTCCAGCCTGTTCATGGGCGGCACCGCTTCCGCCAAGAAGCAGCAGAAGAGTGTGCCCCCGCTGGTGAACCTCGCCCGCGCCATCAAGTGTCTGGATGTCTTCGGCCGGCATGACCCGGAACGTGCTGAGTTCTACGCCAAGAAGTACTACGAGGATATGTCCATGGCCCGTGAGTTCAAGGCCATGTCTGCCACCAACCCGACCGCTGGCGGCTTCCTGATTCCGGAAGTCTATCTGGATGAGGTCATCGAACTGCTGTACAGCAAGACCGTTATCAAGGAGCTGGGTGCACGCACCATTCCGCTGGAGAACGGCAACCTGAACATCCCTCGCATGACCTCCGGCACCCGCGCTATGTGGGGCGGTGAGGGCCGTAAGATCGCTTCCACCCAGCCTGCATTCGGCAACCTGCGTCTGTCTGCAAAGCGTCTGGAAGCTATTGTGCCCCAGACCCGCGAACTGATGATGAGCACCAAGTACAGCGCCGATGAACTGTTCGCCGCTGATCTGTCCCGCCGTATGCAGCTCGGCCTTGACTGGGGCGCTCTGTACGGCACCGGCGGCGAGTTCCAGCCCACCGGCATTGCCAATACCCCCGGCGTTGAGAAAATCGACGCAAAGAAGATGGATGCCCAGTATGCCGCAGACGGAAGGCTGACTGCCGATTTCCCGGTCTATGTGAAGTCGCTGGTTATGAGCAAGAACGTGGACGATCAGGCTCTGGGCTGGGCTTTCAACTCCTTTATGGAGGGCTATCTCAAGAACATCAAGACCACCACCGGCGACTACATCTACCGCGATGAGATGAACGCTGGCAACTTCCTTGGTATGCCGTACAAGGTTTCCAACCAGATCCCGACCGACAGCAAGACCGGCTGCACCGAAATGTTCTTCGGCAACTGGGCAGACCTGATGATCGGCGATCAGATGGGTCTGGAGACCTACACCACTCTGGACGGTACTTGGACGGACGAGAACGGTGTCCAGCACAACGCCTTTGAGGAAAATCTGACCAGCACCCGTGCGCTGATGTACGATGACATTGGCGTGCGCCATGTTGAGAGCTTCGCCTACGTCCACAATATCAAGGTTATCTGAGGAGGAAGACTGCTATGAAAAGAGCACTGTTTGATACCGTCACCGTTCTGCCGTTTGCCAGCGGCAATGTGGTTGACCGCACCGGCTATGAGAGTGCCGTGCTGGCTGTTACTGTGGAAGCATCCCAGACGGCCACCATCAAGGTCGAAACCGCCGACAGCACCGCCGGTCCGTATGAGCCGGTCAAGGACAGCCGCATCTTCGTTGATAACCCGGTCAACGAGGATGGCGAGGCCGTCATCGAGAACGAAGCCGAAGCTCAGGCTGTGGCGAACCTCGACATTGACCTGATCGGCTGCAAGTCCTGCGTCAAAATCACCGCCACCAACGGCACCATCGGTGCGCTGGCGCTGGGTGATGCCACCAACTGCCCTGTCAAGGAAAGTATCTGATGGAGGGCTGCATGATGGCGAGAATGTTCAAACCGCCCAAGTCCGCCCCGCGCCCTGCTGAGAACAAAGCAGTTCATGCAAAGGAGCAGAAGACCGCCGCAACCCCGCCTGCGGCTTCGCAGGAAGCCCCGGAAAAGGGCGCTCAGTAAATTCCTCTGATGGGAAAAGCCTGTCAGAGGGCTTTTATTTGGAGGTGTCGTGTTGGCCGTAACACTGAGAGAAAATGCCCTCACCACTCTGGATGCCCTGAAAACCTCGCTCGGCATCGACCCGGCGGAAGAAGATGCACAGCGGGATGCAACCCTTGTGCAGCTTATCAATGCGGCATCTGCGTGGCTGGAAACTCAGCTGGGAAGAAAGCTGGGGAAAAGCACCTACCGGCAAAGATATTGTGGTACTGGAACGCAGCAGTTGTCGCTGGAGCAGTATCCCATTGTCAGTGTGGAACGTATCACGGACACGTTCACCGGGGAAACCATTACGGACTTCGATTTCAACGAAACCGGCGAGATTGGGGTTCTGTTCCGTGAAGATGGATGGACATACCGCGGGCACATCGGCGGGTTGGCCTATGACTACATTGCCCCCAGAAAATATCTGGAGGTGCAGTATGTGGCCGGGTATATTCTGCCGAAAGATGCCACCGAAGACCATCCGGCCACGCTCCCGGCAGATATGGAAGCCATTGTTTGGTACATGATCGCCCAGCAGTGGGCCATCATTGAAAATGATGCCGCCGGGCTGTCGGCGTTCTCTATCTCCGATGTGAGCTGGACTTTCGATAAGAATATCAGCGAAACATGGCAGTCCGTGATTTCAAAGTATCAGCGGTGGTAACATGAAAATCCTTAAAGATGGATTTCGCGCAGATATGGAGCGCATCAAGCGGGAACTGACAGCGCTGCAAGGCGTGAGTATTCATGTGGGTATTCTGGGAGACGCGGGAAGCGACATCCTGATGATTGCCGGTGTGCATGAATATGGAGCGACGATCAGTGCGAAGAATGTCAAGCATCTGGCTATTCCGTTGAATATGGAAGCGAAGAATGCTGGCAGTCCCCGCAAATTCAATGACCTGCGGTTTATTCCCATTTCTCCCGGCTATGGCTTTTTGGTACGCGACAGAAAGCATCCCCAGAAAGCCCCCGGTAGAAAGAAGCAGGAAAAACATGATGCAAAAAAGCATCCGAGCGGCGGCGAAGAAGACCCGCGCCCGAATGAGGACTACGAGTGGATGTATATGCTGGTGGACAGTGTGACCATCCCGGAACGCAGTTTCATCCGAGCGAGTTTCGACACCGGCAAGGCCACGCTGGAAAATATCTGCAAAGAAGCTGTGGATGGCATCATTTTGAAAAAATGGACGGCTCAGGAGGCGGCAGACTACATCGGAAAGTGGGCGGTCGAAATGACCCACGACTACTTCAACACGAAGCTGTCACCGCCAAAGTCTGCTACAACGCAGTTGACCAGCACCCAGTATCAGCCCCTGTTTGATACAGGGCGGCTGTACAACAGTATTTCGTACAGCGTGGAGGGTATCTGATCTATGAGAAAATGGAAAGGGCCGCAGATCCCGCGAAGTCTGCTGCACAGTATGTACGAGGCGCATACCGAGGGCGGCGGCTATGATAAGGAGCAGGGCGGACAGTGGAAGCCGGGAACAACGGTCGAAACTGCTTTTCAGGGTGTTGTGATGCCGCTGAACAATGAGGATTTGCAGTACATTGACAGCGGAAGCTATACGCTCAATGCCCAGAAAGTCTATACGAATGGGCATACCCTGCAGGTGGGCGCTCAGTTCCGGGATGGATTTGATGGCCAGATCTATACGGTCAAGCAAGAGTTGACCCACGGCCCTGTGCATTCGATGAAGCGCTACATGGTTGAGAAGAAAGGGGAGAGCAACCCGAAATGAATTTCAGGGAACTGCGGAACCGTCTGATCTCAAGCCTGTGGGATTACATTGGATGCCCGGTCATTCTGTCAAATCAGGTTCAGCCGGAAGCAGAGCCGCCGTTCTGCATCTATACGGTAACTGCACCGTATATCCCGGACGGCGGTATGGGTGACTATGAGATTGCCGATGTTGCCGAGGGCGTGAAAATCTCTCGGATGGAAATGCCCTCTGCTACATTCTCATTCACCTTTTGCAGCCAGAACCGCACTGCAGAGGATGGCTCTGCGGTGAACGGTGAGGATGAAGCGTGGGCGTTCGCTGATAAGGCCATCAGCTATTTTAAGCACGCAGGGCAGGATGATTTCCTTGCGCTGGGTGTGGCTGTGGTTGATGTGGGTCAGGCACAGGATCGCACAACGCTTCTTGTGGACGAAGCCGCCCGGCGGGTCGGCTTTGATGTACAGATTCGGTATACCCGCATCGATGAGCGCGAAACCGCGTCCATCGAAAAAATTAAAATTTAAGGAAAGGACTGAATTGGATGAAAGATATTCAGGTTTTTACCGCGCTCGATGCAAAAACCGTGGCGGCGGAAAAGCTGGACATCCTGCTGCTCTCGACCGAGGGCGCAGCTGACATGGCAACGTACAATGACCTTGAAAAGCTCAAGGCGGCATTTCCGGGGAAAAAGGTCGCGGCCATGGCGGACAAGATGTTCAATCAGGATAACACCCTTGCGGATACGCTTATCCGCAAGGTGCGTGTGGCTGGCATCGAAAATCCTCAGAATGTGGGCGGCACTGCATCCCGCATTGAAATTGCATTCGGCGAAAATATGCCGACCGAAACGCTGGAAGCCAGCACCGCCTACTATGCCAAAATCGGCGGCAAGGCTGTGGTGGAGATCACGACCGGCGAGGAAGTGCCGGTGGACTGCACCGGGCTGGCGAAGCTGTTCGCAGGAACGTCCTTTGAGGAAGATGGTGTGAAGTTCACCGCTGCTGTGGACGACAATGCCGTGACCTACACCAGCACCACCCGAACGGCCGTTTCTGGCTATGCGGAGAGCATCAGCCTGTACAAGGATGCAGACTGCTTCGAGGATATGGGCCTGAGCGGCGCTGTCGTGTCGGTTTCCGTAGGTAAGGCGGATACCACTAAGGCCGAAAACCTCATTGCCGCCATCGAAGACCTGCGCGACCACAACGATGACTGGTATTTCATTCTGACCGACGTTACCGACCCGGTCTGCGTGACTGCCCTGTGCAAGTGGGCGGAAAGCACGGAACCCACGGAAGCAGCGCTGGGTGCCGGTGTGGAAGATCACCGCAAGTTCTACTTCGGCCAGACCAACGACAAGGAATATGTCAACGAGTATGGTCGCAGCGTTGTGACCTATGCTGATAATCTGGCCGAGTGGGTGGATGCAGCATGGGTCGGAAGTGTCGGTCCGTTCTGGCCGGAGAGTGTCACATGGAAGTGGAAGGTGCCTGACAACGTGAGCGTTGCAGACCTCCGTGACAGTGAGCGCGACCTGCTGGAGGAGAACCGCGTCAATTTTATGACGGCGGAGTATAAACACGAGTACATGAAGAACGGTATCTGCGGTGATGGAAATTTCATCGACAATGTGCTGGGTGCCGACTACATCACCCATCAGATCCGCGAAAATCTGTATGAGATTTTCATTGCCAACAAGAAGATTGCCTACACGGATGACGGTTTCGCACTGGTTGCGGCCGGCGTGTTCGCGGCACTCAACCGGGCTGTGGAACTGCACATTATCGCAACTGACCCGGAGGATGACACCGGTGTGTACACGGTTGTGATCCCCAAGCGGGCAGATGCGACCGATGAGCAGGCCCGCAACCGCCAGATGCCCGACATCAAGTGGAGTGCCCAGCTGGAGGGCGCTGTTCACAGCGTCAAGGTCAACGGCACCCTGCGCGTCACCCTGAATGGCTAAGAAAGGAGGAAGCTGTCATGGCAAGTAATATCGAAGTTGCATCCTATGACCCGAAAAAGGTGAACTTGGTGATGAACGGCAAGATCATTACCGGCTTTGCTTCGGACTCTATGATCACGATTGCCCGCAATGAAGACACTGTTACGACGCTGGTCGGCGTAAAGGGCGATGTAGGATACAGCGAAAATGCAAATGAGAGCGGCACCATCACTGTTACGCTGATGGGTACTTCGTCCAGCCTGCCGTATGTCCGCAGCCTTGCGCTCAAGCGCAAGGCGGTTTCTCTGATGATCGTTGATGCCAACGATTCGGCATCGGTCAATGTGGCAGAGGAACGCTGCCGCGTCATCAAACCGCCTGACATCACCCGCGCAAAGGAGATCGGTTCTGAGTCGGTCAGTATCTTTGTGCCGTCTCTGAATTATCGCTAAGCTATGGCCGGAACGAACTGGCCGGAGCGTCCAAAAAGTTTATCCGAAAGGGGCTACCGAAAATATATGGCTAAGACTAAGGAAATCACCATTGGTGAGCAGAAATTCACCCTCCAGAGCGTTTCGCCCTCGTGGTACTACGACTTCAACGATGAGTGCGGCAATACCGGCAGCGGTAAGCGCAAGAGCGCAAAGTACATGGACGGCATGTTCAAGAACTGCGTCGTGGCTCCCGCTGAGGTCAAGGCAAAGGGCATGGAGTACTTTGACGACAACGAAGACCTGAAGACCGCCGAGAAGCTGATCGCTGCCATCGAACAGTTTCTTCGCAGCTGAACTGGACATTGCCAACGCTGCCCACAAAGCCAAAGTCAACAAGGGCTTTTGGTGCATGGTGTGGTCTGGCAATGGCGTGACCTACACAGAACTGCGTCAAATGGATCTGGCGGAGTACCAAGAGTGCCGTCAGGCCAAACGCCTGTGGGTAGAACAGTGGCGTGAAGAAGCAAAACCAAAATGAAAGCCGAACTCTTTTCAAGAGCCGGCTTTTTATTTTGCGCATCGGGAGGTGAAACCACATGGATGATGCGCGCAACCTGCAATACGGTATCGGTTTTGATACTGCTGATGCTGAAACCTCTGTTGAGAACCTCGGTGAAAAGGTTGAAACCCTCGAAGAAAATATTGGGGCGGTTGAAGTTGGAGCACAGCAGATGGGTGCATCTGCGGTTTCTGCCTGCCAGATGGGGCAGGGAGCGGCCGAGCGCTTCACCGGGGCTGTCAGTGATGCTTCGGGTGGGCTGGATGATATGGCTTCCAGTGCATCCGAAGCAGGCAATGCAGCCCAAAAGGCGGCGGGTCATTGGAACATGACCGCAGAGGGGCTTGAATGGGTGGAAGAAGCCGCTCAGGCCGCAGAAGCCGCCGCTGAGAGTTTCCGTGATGAAATGGATGACTCCAGCGGTGCCGCCGGGCGCTTTCGGGCGCAGATCAAAAAAACGGCTGAGTCGGCGCAGGACATGGGCACTGCATTCAATGGTGCGATGGCCGATGGCCTTGATGCCGGCCAGAGCATTGCGAAGTCTTTTCGGACTGGCGTGACCGGGGCGATGGATTTTACCAAGAAACGGGCAGAAATTTTCGCAAACAACATGGTCCGAAATGCAAAAAACATCAGCAAGGCATTCCAGCACCCCATAAAAATCATCCGCAGTGGGCTGGTATCCGCACTTCGCCGGGCGAAAAAATCTGAGGATGAAACCGCAGACGGCGCGGACGATGCCGGAGACCATCTTGCGGAAATGGGTGCTGCAGGGGAAGATGCTGGCAACCAAATCAAAGAAGCTATATCCGGGGCGGTCAAGGCTTTTGTCGGCTTTGAAGCCATAAAACGCGGCATCGAACTGCTCAAGCAGTTTGGCGCGGCGGCGGTTAGCGCATTCTCTGATGCCGAAAGCACTTCAAAGAAATTTGGCCGCTCTTTCTCCGAGGAAGCGTCCGCATGGGCGGACAACTACGCTGACGCGGTGCATCGGAGTACTGCCGAAGTCCAGAGTTTCATGGTCTCCAACAAGGCCATGTATAACGAGTTGGGCATTACGGCTGCTGCGGCCGAAAACCTCTCTGAAATGACAACCTCGCTGGCGTATGACTTTGGTAATGCGTTCAGCATGGACGATTCGGAAGCGTTGTCGCTCATCCAGAGCGCAATCGGTGGCAGCACCGATGCTCTGAATGAGTACGGGATTGCCCTCGACAAAACGGCCTTGAAGAACAGCGCCGCAGCTCTTGGGCTTGGCACCAATATTGATGCTCTGGATGATGCCGCAATGGCTCAGGTCAGGCTCAATGCCATACTGGAGCAGAGCGGCGACATTCAGAAAGCCGCGGTCGAACAGACCGGCGGTTTGACTAACTCCATCAAATCGCTGAAAGGCGAAATGGCTGACTTCATGGCCGATGCCGGAGAAAAATTTTCCCCGGCGCTGGAAGATATGGTCGGCGTTTTTCTGGATGAATGGCCGGAACTGGAGCCGACACTGCTTGAATTCGTTGGAATTCTGGCAGATGGGATGAGCGCCGCGGTGCCGGTCATTTCCAATCTGGCGCAAAGTATCCTGCCGTCCCTGATTTCCGCGCTGGGAACTCTGTTTGATGCCGCCGGGCCTGTCCTGAGTATCATCGGAGATCTGGCGCAGGAAATTTTGCCGCCGCTGGCTGGAATTATCAGCGAGTTGGCGGCGAATGCGCTTCCGCCTTTGAGAGATATTTTCGATGAGCTGAACTATCGTGTGGTTCAGCCCTTGATGCCTGTGCTGCAAGAACTGGCCGAGGATTTACTCCCTGTCCTCGGTATGGCTCTTGGGTCGGCGGCGGATATGGTTGGCCCTCTCGCAGATGCGTTTATGCCGCTCCTGACGAACATTCTCCCTGTGTTCGGCTCGTTGGTATCGACGCTGGCCGGGTCGATCATCCCGCCGCTGACCGATATTTTGCAGGTTGTGATTCAGGCACTACAGCCGATAATTCAGCTCGGCCTGCAAATCGTAGAAAATATCCTGCCGGTGGCGACCCCTCTCATCGAAGCGGCGGGTTCTGTGCTGTCCGGCGTGGTCGTGCCGGTTCTGGACTACATTTCGCCGGTGCTGGGGGTAATCGCCGATGCACTCGGCGTTGTGGTGGGCTGGGTAAGTGATTTGCTCGGATTTTTCACCAGCGGCGTGAGTGCGGTGGTCGATTGGTTCAGCGGGTTGTTCGGCGGGGCAAAGGACAGTACCGATGCCGTGCAGGAACTGACCGGCGCTGTCAGCAATTTGGACGGTGCTGCTGGCACGGAAACGTCGCTGGCGGTTGACACATCGGAGTACTCCTCCAGTGTGTCGCAGGCTTCCCAGCAAGCGCAGGAAGCTGTTTCTGAGGCTGCGACCGCTGCCCGCGAAATCTCCAACGAGAATTACGGGCAGATGGCAGAGGATGCAGAGACTGCCTATGCGAGCATGACTCTTGATGCAGAAAATGCTTGGGACCGCATGGAAAAGGCGGCATCCGAGGGCGCAGAAAACATCATCGGGTCTATCCAGAAAATTTTGTCTGCGGCTGATGCTGTCAGCGGCATCAATATCAATCTGAGCAGCAGTGCGAACATTCCGCACAATGCTGATGGCACAGATGATTTTGAGGGCGGCTGGACACACATCAATGAGCGCGGCGGCGAAATGGCATATCTGCCGTCTGGCACCGCAATCATCCCGGCCGATAAGACAGATGAAATTATCAACAACTCTACCAGTAGTTCCAACGTAACCTATGAGGATCATTCTACTTTCTCTCCGACCATCAGCATCACGCTGAGCGGGGAAACTACCAAAGCCGATGCAGAAGAAATCGTCCGCCGGGTAAAACAGGCAATGGAAGATTTCTGGCAGGAGAAGAAAGAGGAAGAATATCACGAGCGCACCCTGCAGGGAGCGTATGCACAGTAGGGGGTGATTTTGTGGCATACACCATTACAGGCGAAAAGTGCGGGACGGTCCGCCTTGATGCTGAAAAGACCGGCGTAGTCGTAACGGAAAGCGTTCAGCGCAGCAGCAAGGTTACGTCAAACCCGGTGGAAAAGGGTTTCGACATCAACGACCATGTTATCAATGATCCGGTGGTCTTTTCCATTACGGGTGTTTTTCTTGACGAAGATCAGTCCGATATTCTGGAAAGAATGTGGAAAGAAAAAGATGTGGTTGAGTATACCGGGCGCACCCGGATCTCTGACTGCGTTATAACCTCGTTCAAATCCGACATAAGCGCTGACAATAAAAACGGCTCAAAGTTCACCGTAAGCCTCAAGGTCATCAACCGGGTATCCGCAGAGTATGTGGCAAGCGGTGAGCAGATGATGTCCGCACAGGATGCCAACGCTTCAAAAAAGGTCAGCAAGTCGCAGACAAAATCGACTACGGCCGATGGTCTGCATACAACGG